ATGATTAAGTCACGGCAGGTTTGGAAGCACATTTAGGCAATTGGCAGAAAATTGATCCGCCGGCCCGCGCCCTAAACGGAAATAATATTCCAACGAAGGAGAGAATATCGTGGTCGAGTCGCTCATAGCACTTCTCATCCTGATCATCGCCCTCGGCATCGTGGTCTTCGTGATCAACATGCTGATCGACCTCATTCCGATGGACCCGAGATTTAAAAGCATCGCAAAAGTCTTGCTGATCCTCGTCGCCGTTCTCATCCTTATCGCTCGGGCTCTGCCGCTGATCGGCGTGGGCACAGGTCACCTCTGAATTCCAATCAAGCGGCCGTTCCTCCAAGCCGCCCCACCAGCGACGGCGTGAAGTTTACCCTCGTCCCTCAGAAGGACACCGGGCCGCAAGCGACCATCGACGGTGCAAGGGTAGAAAGCTGGATCAAACTCTCGACGAGGTGCCGCGATGAAGAAGCCAGCGAAGGCTCCTACCAAGAGCAAGCCCGCACCATCCAAGAAATCCAAGCCGAAGACAAAGCAGGAATGGGCCAAGGTCATCCGCGGCGCTGAATCTCTGCTGAAGTCTGCCGGCGTCAAGATCTGAAGGGATAGCCACATGGCAGCCGCGAACCCGATTTCAAAGAGTTCCACAGCATGGCTCGGCCCAGCGTCTGGAGCAGTGGCGATCACCCCTGATGCCACCGCCACCTTCACGCCGACGCGCGGCATCATGTGTGCTGCGGCTGGCACGGTCGCATGCAAGTTCGCCGATACCGGGACTGACGTCTCACTGACGCTGCTCGCCGGCACCGTCTACCCGTTTTCCATCGTCGCCGTTCGGATCACCGGCACGTCAGCGACCGGCATTGTCGGTTTGTACTGATCCATCTTCCGCAAGCAACCGCAAAAGATAAGGAAGCAATACCATGCCCGCATATCATTCACTCTACGGCCGCAAGTTCGGCATCGACCAGTCTTCTGGCGGCCTCGTCTCCGATGATGGCACGAAGACAGCCACGGCAACCGGCACTGGCGGCACTGGCACGGCCACGCTGAACAAGACGTCTGGCAAGATCACCACAGGCGCTCTCACCACGGCAGCCGCCGCGACCCACGTCCTCACGCTGACCAATTCCAAGATCGCTGCGACCGATACCGTTCTTGTCAACGTCGGCAAGGGCACCGCCACCACTGGCATCCCGACCGTCGCCGATGTCACCCCGGCCGCCGGCTCTGTCGTCATCACCATCCAGAACATCGCCGCAGCCGCAGCCGTCAACGGCACGCTGGTCATCGGCTTCCTGGTCATCAAGGCATAACGGGAGGCAAACCCATGAAAGCCGAACACAAGAAGCTCGTCGCCAAAGCAGCCGAGGCCCGCAAGGCGATCGCCACGGAGCGCGCCAAGGCCGACAAGCTTCAGACGCAACTCGACACTGTGAACGAGGAGATCGTCAAGCTCTCCTCCGAACTCAGCGAGATCGAACAGGATGCGGCAGACTCCGGTCTTGCCGTCTCTGATCTGCATACAGCCGTCAAAGGCTGATCGTAGGCTTGGAGGCAACAAGCTATGAGTTCGGCAATTACCGGCCGCCCATCCGATTACAGCGAGCAGATGGCAGACACAATCTGTGAAAGGCTGACCCAAGGCGAGAGCCTGCGGACAATCTGCGCAGATGAAGGGATGCCTCATGCCGGCACCGTTTGCCGTTGGCTCGCCAAGCATGACACTTTTCGCGAACAGTACGTGCTCGCCCGTGAAGCTCAGGCCGAACTCCACGCTGACGAGATGGTCGAGATCGCTGATGACGGCCACAATGACTGGATGGAGAAGAACTTCGGCGAAGACACTCGCTGGGTTGAGAACGGCGAGGCGATCCGCCGGTCTGCCCTTCGCATCGACACTCGCAAATGGGTGGCATCGCGTCTTCTACCCAAGAAGTATGGCGACAAGACGCAATTGACCGGCGCCGATGGCGTTAGCCCTGTCCATGTGGTCATCCAGTCGAAAGACGCGGACCTGCTTTGACCGTCAGGCTGACACAAAAGCAGGAGAAGGCCAACGAGGTTCTCGGCTCTGCGGCAACGCATTGCATGCTCTACGGCGGTTCTCGATCTGGAAAGACATTCGTCCTTACCAGGGCGCTGCTGACGAGGGCGTTCGCTCATAAGAGCCGGCACGCGATGCTTCGCTACCGGTTCAACCACATCAAGGCGTCGATCGTCTACGACACCTTGCCGAAGGTGATGGACATCTGCTTCCCCGGCACTGCTCGCCATTGCCACCTTGATAAGACGGACTGGTTCTACAAGCTCCCGAACGGGTCGGAAGTCTGGTTCGGCGGCCTGGATGACAAGGAGCGCACTGAAAAGATCCTCGGGCAGGAATATGCCACGGTCTATCTCAATGAGTGTTCACAGATCCCGTGGGCCTCGCGCAACATGGCCATGACACGCTTGGCGCAGAACACGCCGCTTCGTCTAAAGGCCTATTACGACTGCAACCCCCCAGGCATGGCGCACTGGACGTACCGCCTGTTCATGGAAAAACGGGATCCTGATCGCCGAACGCCGGTCCTCAACCCTGAGAACTACTCGGCACTGATCATGAACCCGAAAGACAACGAAGCCAATCTTCCGGCTTCGTATCTCGAAGAGCTGCAAAACATGTCCGAAGTGATGCGGAGACGCTTCCTTCTCGGGCAATTCGCAGACACATCTGAAAGCGCCCTCTGGTCTCTGGAGCTTCTTGACCAGCAGCGAATTGTCGACGGCAAGGTGCCGGAGATGGTGCGCATTGTCGTAGCCGTTGACCCATCAGGAGCGGCCGGCGACGAAGATATAAGATCGGACGAAATCGGCATTGTCGTCTGCGGCCTTGGCAAGGACGGTCGTGGCTACATTCTTGAGGACATTTCAGGCCGCATGGCGCCGTCCCAATGGGGGAAGGCTGCCGTATCAGCTTACGATAGATGGGATGCAGACTGCATCGTCGCCGAAGAGAACTTCGGTGGTGCGATGGTGGCAGAGGTCATCCGTGGTGCTGCTTCGAATCCAGAACGCAAGACCGGCGGCAACGTACCATACCGGGCAGTGAAGGCCAGCCGCGGGAAAATTGCCCGAGCTGAACCGATCGCCGCACTGTTCGAGCAGCAGAAAGTATCCCTCGTTGGATACTTCGCGGAGATGGAAGACCAGTTCTGCGCCATGACGACGGCCGGGTATCTTGGCAGTCGATCACCAGACAGAGCAGACGCCGCCATCTGGGCTCTGGCATCGCTTTTCCCGGCGATGACGAGGCAAGACAGCGCAAACGTCAATCGTCGCCCCGTCGTCAACCTCGGGTATTCGCGACAAAAAGGCAGGAGATAGCCAATGGGCAAACTATTCGGCGGAGGCGACAGCAAGCCAGCACCGGCGCCAACCCCGACTCCGGTCAGCCGCCTGCCTGATACGGAAGATCCGTCAGTAAAGGCCGCCCAGCGCCGTGCTGCATTGGAAGTTCAAGCGCGCTCGGGCCGCGCCTCTACCGTGCTCACCGGCCGGCGTAACGCAGCAGCGAACGCTGGCGGCGGGCAACCTGGCACCCAGGCGTACTCGAATAGCCTTTTAGGCCAGGCGAACTAAGCCGTGGAAGATAGCAAGGCAAAGGAACTCTGCCGCATCGGCTCGGCGCTCTTCTCAAAGAAGCTGCCCTGGGATTCGCTTTGTCAGGACATAGCCGAGAATTATTACCCGCTTAGGTCCGACTTCACGCGCACACTGGCACTCGGCGACGACTTCACCAACCAGCTTATGGAAAGCTTCCCGGTGCAGGCGCGCGAGACGCTCGGCAACGCTCCCGGCGCCATGCTTCGCCAAGGTGACTGGTTCTCCATCAAAACCGGCGTCGAGGCTGTCGATGAGCAACCGAACGTGGCACGCTGGCTGGAGAGCGCAACACGGCTCTATCGCCGGCAGGTTTATGACAGGCGTGCGAACTTTGTCGCCGCTACGATCGAGGGCGACCACGATTGGGTGACCTTCGGCAATGCGGTGCTGTCCGTTGGTGAAAGCCCCGATCGAGACCACATGCTGTTCAATGCATGGCATCCCAGAGACTGCGCATGGATGCTGAACGAGGTCGGCAAGGTCGACCACCTCCAGCGCAAGATGAAGATGACGGCGCGCAACATGTGCCGCAAATACAAGGACAAGGTTCACCGGGACGTTAAGACGGCGCTCACGAAAGACCCGTCGACCGAGTTCAACATCCGCCACATCGTATTGCCGACCGATGACCTCTATGGCTCGGACAAGGCCATGCGCAAGCGCTACGCCAAATTCCCGTATCTGTCCGTCTATATCGACGTGGATCACGAGACGATCCTTGGCGAAGGCGGGCTGCCGGTGTTCAACTACGTCGTGCCGCGCTGGCGCACGCTGTCGAACATCGTTCAGGGCTTCTCGCCGGCCACGATCAACTCGCTGCCCGATGGCCGCATGATCCAGTCCATGGCCCGCATCATCCTCGAGCAGGGTGAAAAGGCCGTCGACCCGCCGACTGTGGCCAAGGGAGATATCTTCCGGGACGCCGTGAACCTCTATGCCGGCGGCATGACCTATGTCGATGTCGAAGACGATGCCGACATTCGCAAGCTATTCCAGACGATCGAAACCGGAAACGTCTCGATCGGCATGGAGATGAAGCAGGACGTGCGCGAACTGATCGCCGAAGCCTTCCTGCTCAACAAGCTCTTCCTGCCAGATACCAGGGAAATGACGGCATACGAGACCAGCCAGCGTATTGCGGAGTTCCGCCGCGCTGCACTGCCGTTCTTCGGCCCGATCGAGAGCGAGTATAATTTGCCACTGCTGGACGTCGGCTTTCAGCTTGCTATCCATAACCGCCAGATCGATTTCGGTGAAATCCCGGATGAACTGGACGGCGCCGAGACGACGTTCACCTTCGAAAGCCCGCTGAACACGGCTGAGGGCAGGGCGCTCGTCGCATCGTTCCAGGAGAGCGTTCAGATCCTTGCCGGTGCTGCGAACTTCGACAAGACCATCCCTTCGACCATGGACTTCAAGAAGATGACCAAGGACGCGGTCAAGGGCACAGGGGCCCCTGCTGACTGGTTCCTCGATGAAGAGCAGGCGGCCGAAGCTGATGACCAGCAGAAGCAGGTCGACAACCTCCAGAAGGCGGCCGCGATGCTTGCCGGTGGCGCTGGCGTTGCCCAGCAGGTCGGCGATGCGGCCCAGAGCCTGCAGAAGGCCGGGATACCGGTAGCCTAAACCACCACATAGAGAGGCAATCTATGTCCATTTCCAAAGTGAAGGTCGACGAACGGCATGAAAAGCTCATGCTGGCGATCGGCGATGCAATCCAGAAGTTCACCCAGCAGTCACCCATGCCGCACGACATGATCGTCGGCTGCATGGCCTTCTGCCTCGGCGCTGCGATCGGGCAGGCGAAAACAAGAGGCGAGCGGTTCCAGCTTCGCAAGATGGCTGATGCAAACGTCGACTATGGCACGCAGGCCATCACCGGCAGCGCCGCATCGAGCCGGCTGATCCTCCCGGATCATGTCGCATGAATCCGAAGCCGGCCGCCTATGACAAGGAAGTGCTCTACGCCTTCCGGGCGCTCTTCGAAGGCAAGGCGAACGACGGACAGCAGAAGCGGGCCATGCAGTGGCTGCTCTTCAATGCCTGCCATGTCGGGCTGCTGAGCTTCTCGGCCACGGAGCGGGAGAGCGCTTTCAACGAGGGAGAGCGTCATATCGGCCTCCAGATCGCCAGGATGCGCGAACCTGAGGCGCTGAAGCTGATCGAGGGCAAGTCAAGAGCCGAGAAGATGGCGGCAAAGAAACCTGAGGCAGGCCGCAAGGCCAGTGAATGAGGCAAACATGACTGAGGCAATCGCAGAGATCAAGGATGTCGCCGCAGATGCTGCGGCCGGAGACGACAAGCAGAGCAACGACGCAGCGGCGGCAGACAAGGCCGCTGGTGGCGATAAGACCAATGACGCTGCCGCTGATGCCGCAAAGGCCGATGCGGCTGCTGGCGAGGCTGCAAAGGCTGGCACTGATGCAGCGGCAGACAAGGGCGATGACAAGACCGCCGCTCTTCCCGACAACTGGCGCGAACTTGCGGCCGGCGAGAACAAGGACCAGCTTGCGCTTCTGAAGCGCTACGGCTCTCTGACCGGCGTCGTCAAGGCGTTGCAGGAAGCGCAGAACACCATCCGCTCCGGCAAGATCAAGCGCGATATGCCTGATCCGAAGGACGAGAAGGCCATGTCTGAATGGCGCAAGGAGCAGGGGATTCCGGACAGCCCGGAAGGCTATGCGCTTCCCGAGCCAGTTACCAAGCGCCTCGTCGATGCCGACAAGCCGATCCTGTCGAGCTTCACCGAATTCGCCCATGCCAAGAACGCGCCGCCGGCTTTCGTCGAGATGGCGGCCGAATGGTATGTCGACATGTCGGAAAAGGCCGAGGCCGCCCAGCTTGAGAAGGACGCCGTTGCCGCAGAGGCAGCCGACGACAAGCTCCGCGAGGCATGGGCGCGTGACGAATACAAGGCCAACTTCACCCTCGCTAAGCGCTTCATGGCTTCGGCTGGTGAGATCGGCGATGCGTGGACGGAAGCCAGACTTCCCGACGGCCGCCGCCTTGGCGATATCCCTGGCTTCGTCCAGTGGGCATCCGATCAAGGCCGCAATACATTCGGCGATGTCGCATTCTCTTCGGGGGATGCAGAGACCCGCCACAACAACCGTCGTTCCGAGATCGAGAAGATCCGCGACACCGACTTCGACCGGTACGAGAAGGAAGGCCTCAACAAGGAACTTCTCGAACTGATCGATAAAGACCTCAAGCGCGGCAAGCGCTGAGCTTCAGACCCGCTGACCGTCAGGCCACCCCGGCAACGGCCCCTGACCGAAAGCAAAACCCTTCTACATCGCCAAAGCGTGAAAGCCCCGGATCGATAGCGGCCACCCCGGCAACGGCCCCGCGTGTCCTTCGGCCACCCTCGAACTGCTCCGGCTCCAATCCCTCCCTTCACCCATTGAAAAGGAAGAGATCATGAGCATCGAAGCTGCAATGATCCAGTACAAGAAGGACTTCGTTCCTGCTTTCGAGCAGAAGCAGAGCCTTCTTAAAATGACCACGACCAAGGAAACCGTCGTCCAGGGCAACCAGGCGACATTCCTCGTTTCCGGCTCCGGCGGCGACACTGCCGTCACCCGCGGCACGAACGGTCAAATCCCCTACGGCAACCCGACAAACAACCAGAGCACGGCAACTCTGGTCGAGAAGCACGCTCCCTACGAGCTGACCGGCTTCAACGTCTTTTCCTCGCAGGGCAACCAGATCCAGGTCATGCGCAATGCATCGATCGCTGTCATCAACCGTGACATCGACCTGACGCTCCTCGCAGAACTGGCCAATGCGACCAACGACTTCCCGGCGACGGCTCAGACCGGTTCCCTGAGCATGGTCACCGGCGCCCAGGCGATCCTTGGCAACAACGATGTCGACGTCGAAGACGAAGACAACATGTTCGCCATCATCTCCCCGGCGTTCCGCGGCTATCTCCTGCAGACGACGGAATTCGCCTCTGGCGACTATGTCGATCAGAAGCCGTTCAGTGGTCCTGCCCGCAAGATGTTCCGTTGGGCCGGCATCAACTGGCTGGTATCGAGCCGCGTCACTGGCCTCGGGACCGCTGCCGAAATTTGCTACATGTATCACCGCAATGCCATCGGCTACGCGGTCAACGTGGGCGAAGAAAAGATTGCTGCTGGATATGACGAAAAGCAGGACACTTCGTGGTCCCGCGCAACCGTCTACCACGGCGCAAAAATCCTCCAGAACAACGGCATCGTGAAAATCACTCACGACGGCTCCGCGTTCGTTGCCACGTAAGGAGATCTGAAAAATGGCTTACGTTCCTGACAATTTGGTCCTGCTTGACACCCAGATCGGCGGCTACAGCCCCCGGCGCTGGGGCTACACGACGGCTGCCGATGCCGACGCTACCATTGTCGGCGCCGGCTACTTCTCCGATGGTGTGACCAAGGGCATGAAGGTGGGCGACCTCGTTGGCGTCGTCGCCACCACCGGCCCGAAGTACAAGCTCTATCAGGTCGCATCGGTCTCCGGCCAGGCGGCTACGGTCGCTGCACCGGTGGCTATCACCTGATGACGGCCACCTTCAAAGAAGCGTCAATAACGCTGGTGAAAGTGACATTCGGCGGGCTCAGTTCACCCTTCCCGCAGGATGTCTCAATCCCCGGCCTGAAAGCTGGCGACGTTGTTCTCGTGGTCACGAGTTCGACAGGGCTCATCATCTCCGGCGGCGGTTCCAACACCGTCGAAGGCATCGTGAGCCAAGACGACTATCTGAAGGTCAAGGGCGTTCTCGATGACGCCAACCCCTACACGGTCGTTCTCGCCCGCATCTAACGACCTCGCGGTTTCGACCGCGGTGTTGCCTCCACCCTGGTCGAGTAACGAGCGGCGGCACTCCTTCCGTCGCCGCTCGTTGTCGACCCTGCTTGGATCTTCCGAAACTCATGAATGAGGCAAATCATGAAAACCCTTCATCCCACCAAAATGCGCAACGCTGCCGAGTACGTTCGCACGCAACACCATATCGTCGTCGACCCTGATCATTCGATGGAAGACGTGACGAGGCCCGGTTATTGGGCGCACCATGTCGATCGCCTTCGCATCCATGACCTGATCGACGTGATCGGCGAAGGCTTCGACGCCACGCTCCGCGTCACCGGCAAGGGCAACGGCTTCGTCGAAACCCGCGTGCTGCGCAAATGGGAAGACGAAGCGCCGGTTGCCAAGATGACCGACGAGGAACGCGCCACGATCGAGGCAAGCATTCCCGACGGCTATGTCATCGACCACACCCCGAAAACGCTCTGGCGGGCTCGCCTGAAGGACGGCGGGGCTGAAATCAGCCGGAACCACAAGACGAAGGTCGATGCGATCAAGTCGGCCATCGTTCATGCCGGCCGCGCGCAAGGCATTGCTGCGTGAAAACAGGCGTCGTCTGGATCAACAGCGGGTGGCAGCCGGTGGCAATCGGCTACTGCCCCGACGAGACATCATGGAACCGTGAGATGAAGCGGGTCAACGGACTGGCGCCTTGGCCGGAAATACCAAACGCCGGCGGCCACACTCAATGGCTGAAGAACGACAAGACCGATGAAGCGATAATCCTCGTCTGTGTTCACCCTGCCTCGGGGCGCTCGGCGCTGGAGGTGATCATGACCATCGTCCATGAAGCCGTTCATGTCTGGCAATTCCTTTGCGAGCACATCGGCGAAAAAGCTCCCGGCATCGAGATGGAAGCCTATGGCATCGAAAACATCTCGCGGGAGCTGATCGATGCCTACTGCTCAACGACGGGGAAGGGGAAAGAATGGCCGACCGTTTAGAAATTTATCGGGGCGCCCTTCGCCTCCTGGGCCCGTCCAATCTGGCTTCATTGTCAGAAGACCGGCCGGAGAAGCGGGCGCTTGACGGCGCATGGGAGAATTGCGGCAACTTCATGCTCGAACAGGGCTTGTGGAACTTCGCGATCCGCACCGTGCAGCTTTCCTTTGACGAGGATGTCGAGCCGCTTTTCGGGTTCGATCATGCCTTTTCAAAGCCGGACGATTGGGTGCGCACCGCCGCCATATCCGAAACGGCCGACTTCCGCGAAGGCGTCATGGCCTATGAGGACGAGACAAGCTACTGGCATGTGAGCCTCGAGACCATCTATGTCCGCTATGTCTCGAACGACGATGCCTATGGTTGGAACGTCGGGGCATGGCGGCAGCACTTCAGCAAGGCGATCGAAGCCTATCTGGCGTTCGAATGCGGCCTGCCCATCTCGGCTGACCGCGGTAACCGCAACGATATCTATTCGCTCTACGAGAAGCGCCTGAGAGACGCCAAGATCAAGGACGCGGTCGACGAGCGGGTGAGATACAGCCCACCCGGCCGCTGGACACGCTCGCGCAACGTCGGCTACCCGCGAGACCGCTATCGTGGCTAAGACCAATACTTTCTTCCATGGGTTCAACATTGGGGTGCAAGATCGCACCGCTTTGCCGCGCGTTGACCTTGAACGCATGCGCCTTGCTGCGGAAGATCAGACGAACCTTTTATGCCGCGCCACCGGCCCCGGCTTCATGCGCCCCGGCTTGCAATATCTGACGCCATCGGCCGGCAGCGCGGAATGCAGGCTCAAGGAATTCATCTTCGGCGCCACCGATGCGGCCTTGTTCGAGTTCACCAGCCTTGCTCTGCGCGTCTTCGTCGATGACCAAGTCGTGACAAGGGCGGCAGTCTCCAGCACCGTGACGAGTGGTGATTTCTCTTCGTCCACCGGATGGACAACGACAGGCGTTGGCGGCGGCACGGCGACGATCACCGGCGGCAAGCTGCTGTTGAATTCCGTCAACGTCAACGCCATAGCCAAGTGCGGCCAACTCGTCACCACTTCCTCTCCAGGCACTGAACATGCCCTGCGCATTGTCGTTGACAATGGGCCGGTGACGTTCCGATGCGGTTCCACCACCGGTGGCGATGAGTATATTTCCGAGACCTCGCTTGCGACCGGCGAACATTCTCTTGCTTTCACGCCGTCCGGCTCGTTCTACATCCAGTTTTCCAGCACCAACATCGTCACCAACAAGATCGTCGACAGTATTCAGATCGAAGCGGCGGGAACCATGGTTATCCCGACGCCGTGGACGCTTGCCGATCTGCCGAACATCCGCATCGCGCAATCGGCAGATGTCTGCTTTGTGGCGTGCACTGGCTTGCAGCAGCGTAAGATCGAACGCCGCTCGCAGCGGTCTTGGTCCGTGGCGATGTATGTGGTCGATGATGGACCGTTCCAACTCACCGGCCGCGCTGGGATTCGCCTCAAGCCAACGGCGTTGAACGGCAACACGACACTGACGGCGAGCGCATCCTATTTCAACTCGCAGCATGTCGGCGCCATGTTCAAGCTCTCCCATTCCGGGCAAAAGGTAAATCAAAACCTATCATCGGAAGATAGCTACACCGACGCGATCCGCATCGCCGGCATCGGCTTTGATAGGGATTTTAGCTTCCTGATTTCCGGGACATGGTCGGGGACGATCATGTTGCAGCGGTCTTACGACGGCCCTGACACTGGGTTCGTCCAGGTTACGACGTACACCGTAAATGGTCTGGTCTCCTATAGCGATACGGATGACAACTCTATCTACTGGTATCGATTGGGCTTCACCACCGGGAACTACACTTCAGGCACAGCTAATATTTTGCTCGCCTATGACGGCGGCGGTGGCTTTGGAATTTGTCGTGTCACCGGCTACACGTCGGAAACGCAAGTCAGCGTCGAAGTCCTGAAATCGTTCAAAGAACTCACGTATACGCTTGACTGGAGCGAAGGCGAGTGGAGTGACAATTACTCCTGGCCCTCTGCCGTCGTTCTCTCTGACGGGCGTCTCTGGTGGTCGGGCCAAGACCGGATATGGGGCTCTGTTTCGGATGCCTTCGACAGTTACGACGAAGAGACCGAAGGTGATAGCGGGCCGATCTCGCGCTCGATCTCGACTGGTGGCGTGAACGATACGAAATGGATGATGTCCCTACAGCGCTTGATTGTCGGCACAGAGGGGGCGGTCTGCACGGTCAAGTCTTCCTCACTTGATGAGCCGCTGACGCCGACGAACTTCGGCATCCGGGATTCCTCGACAACAGGCGTGGCCGCTCTCGACCCGATCAAGATCGATACGCGGGGGATTTTTGTCGAGCGCGCCGGCAATGCCTTGATGGAATTGACCTTCGACGGCACGGTTTCGGACTATCAGGCAACGCAGATCAGCAAGCTAACAACCGATCTGTTCGGCTCCGGCGTGAAATCGATCTCGGTTCAGCGCCGCCCCGACACAAGAATTTGGATCGTGCTGCTCGATGGAACGTGCGTCTGCATGGTCTACGAGCCGGCCCAGGAGGTTTTGGCCTTCATCCCGATCATCACGGACGGCCTGTTTGAAAGCGTGGCGGTGCTGCCGGATCTCATTCAGGACCGGGTGTATTTCTCTGTCAACCGAACGATCAACGGCAGTGATGTCCGCTATATCGAGAAGATGGCCAGGGATTCCGAGGTCAAGCCGTCAACGTTGTGCAAGACCGTCGACGCCTTCGCGAGCGGGACGAACACGCCGGCCTCCATGACGCTGGCGGTTGGCGCACACCTGATCGGCGAGAGCGTCGTTGTCTGGGCTGACGGCGCACCGCTTGAGACCTCCACCGGCGTGCCTGCGCAGTTCACGGTGGACGGCAGCGGCGAGATCATCGTCCCAAACGCTGTGACCAATTGGGTGGCTGGCCTTCCATATCGAGCCCGCTGGAAGTCGGCCAGGCTTGCTTATGGCGGGGACGGCGGCACGGCGATGCTCATGAAGAAGAGCGTTGCCAGCGTCGGCATGATCCTCACGGATTTCGTTCGCTCGGGTATCAAGGTCGGCGCATCCTTCGACGATCCCTATCGCGGGCTCGATCACCTGCCGCTGATGACGGATAACGAGACGCAGCCTGCTATCGTGCTCAGCACTATCCGAGACGAAGAGACCTTCACCTTCGCGGGAGAATGGAACACCGATTCCAGGGTCTGTATGGAGCTATCCAGCCCCTATACCGGGACGTTCCTCGGCCTGGTTCTCACGATAACGACGAACGTCTGATGCTGCAGGTTGTTAAAGTCTCGCCGACCACGATCGAAGCGACGGATCAAGTCAAGATCGACATCCCGGCAATAGCCTATGTCGGCATTGATGATGGCGAAATCGTTGGTTCCGGCGGCCTTGCATGGGGCGGTGGCCGGTGCTGGCTATGGCTCAGGATCGCAAACAGCCGTCCGAAATACGGCCTGGCGGTAATGCATCGGGCAAAGGCGCTCCTTGCAAAGGCGTGGCAACTCGGCGAGCGCGAAGTGTTTACGCCACGGGATTCTGACTACGCGACATCGGAGAAGCTTTTGACGATCTTGGGTTTCCGGCTCTTTGCCGTTGAAGAAGGCGTGGAGGTCTGGCGCTATGTCAGGGTTTGAAATCATCGGCGGCCTGCTCAGCGCCGGCAGTGCAGCCCTTGGCGTGGCCGGATCGGTCGCCCAGGCCAAGGGCACGCGCGATGCCGCCAAGGCGGAAGCGCAGAATCAGAACTACCTTGCCACTCAGGAAGACATGAAGGCCAAGGAAGAGATGGCGGCGTCTCAGCGCGAGGCGCAGCAGAGCCGGTCGGAAGCCACGCTGGCCAACTCCCGCGCCCAAGCTCTTGCCGCATCGTCTGGCGGCGGTGCAGGTTCCGATGCGCCAACCATCGTCCGCCTTATGAGCGATATCTCAGGCCAAGGCGAACTGAACGCAGGCACATCGATCTATGGTGGTCAGCAGCGCGCCGCTGGCCTCCTCGATAGCGCCAAGGGCCGCAGAGCTTCGGCAAAAGCATCATTGCTCGGCGCCAAGTATGCATCGTTCGGCCAACTGGCATCCGGCTTTGGCAATGCTGCTTCCGGCCTATCAAAGAGCTTCGGATAAGGGAGGGTTACGACAATCGCTATTCTTCCCACCAAGTTCTCGCTGTCTCAGCAGCCATCCGGCCGCTCAGGGCGTCAGCTTGCCGAATATGATACGTCGGCGATCGGCCGTGGCATGCAGGCGGCAGGGGCTGGCCTTGTCAATCTTGGCGGCTCTCTAGGCGAAATCGCTCAGGACTATCGCCGGAAGACAAACACGGTCGACCTGGCGCGCGCCGAAGCAGCCAAGGCGAAAGGCTTCATCGATACCGAAAACGCTTTCTCGAACGATGGCGACTATTCGACGTTCGGGCAGCGCGCGCCAAAGCAGACCGGTGATATCGTCACCAAGGCGGCCGACCTCATCCGTGATCCGGCAATGCGGGAGCGCTGGAAAATCGGCGCTCAGACCGATGCACTGCGCGTCAACGATGCGATCGGCGACAAGGCCCGCACGCTTGGCAAGCAGGCAGAGACGAACGCCTTTGACGACGCGCTGGAGACCAACCGCCGCATCTATGTCGACCCGAACACATCCGAGGAAGCCAAGGCAAAGGCCCGCGCCGACATCGACGGCGCGATTGCGACCGGCGAGCAGAGCGGTTTGCTCACCCCGAACGAGGCGGCGGCGCGGCGCGATCAGTATATCAAGAATGCCGACTTCAACCGGGCGAAACTCGCGGCAGACATAGACCCGAAGGCATTTGTTCGCCACAGCGCTGCCGATTCCGGTATCCCTCCTGAGGGTGCGGCGCTGCTCGATACCATCGCCAGCACCGAAAGCCCCGACTACAACACGATGAACGGCGGAGAGAAGTTCTCCGATTATGCAGACCACCCGCGCCGCGTCGGCAAGGGAGGGACGGCCACAGCCGCCGGCCGCTATCAGTTTGTCGAAGGGACATGGGATCGCGCCAAGGCGGCAACTGGTGTGCCGGACTTCTCTCCGGGCTCACAGGATAAAGCAGGCTGGTGGCTTGCCCAGGCCGATTACAAGGCCAATACCGGTCGGGATCTGCTCTCTGACCTTCGCTCCAAAGACCCGAACACCATTGCCGGCGTGCGCAAGGCGTTGTCCTCGACATGGGAAGGGCTGAAGAGCCTGGACGACAATCGCTTCAATACCAAGCTCGAAGCTGGCCCGGTAACGACGCCGGCCTATTTCAAGAACCTTTCGCCCGAAGAGCAGCAGGTCGTCTATAACCAGGCAGACACGCGCCGCCGCGAGATTGCGGTTGAGCAGCGCGGCAATATCGAGACGGTCACGCAGAACGCGCCAGCCGCTATCCAGAACACCGGAACCTATGACGGGCCAACTCCGTCCCGCACAGAGTTCATGGACGCCTATGGCGCTCAGGATGGCAATGAACGCTATGACAAGTTCACGGCCGCTCTCGATGTCAGCCATCAGGCCTATAACTTCCGCACCATGTCGGCAGACGATATTCAGTCGGCGGTGAGCGAGGCAAAGCCGGTCTCAAGCGGCAATGACGCAGCGATTGAGACGGCGCGCTATGACATGCTGTCGAAGGCCGCAGAGAGCACGCTGGCGGCGCGCAAGGCAGATCCGGCCACCTATACCCAGCAGGCGTTTCCGAATGTCGCAAGGGCTTGGAGCGATGCGGCCACGACCGGCAATTACCAGGCGGCGATGAATGTCACGGCTCAGGCTCAGCAGCAACTCGGCATCAAGAACATGACGCTCCTGCCGAAGCAGGTTGCGGACTCGGCCGTTGCTGCGTTCAAGAACCCGGATGCCACTGATGATCAGCGCCTCGGCGCGGTCAACTCGCTGGTGTTTTCGACCGCAGACCCGACGCAGCGCCAGGCCGTATTCAAGCAGATGGTCGACGCCGGATTGCCGGCCATGACCGAAGGCGCGGTTGAAGCAGCGGCCCGCGGCGATACCGGCGCAGCCAAGCGGCTGATGCAGGCGGCTCTTAGCGATGCTTCGAAGCTTCCAAAGTCGGGCGACGTCAAACCGGCAGACATCGACAACACGCTATACTCCCAGGTTTGGGCTCCGGGCTCGATCGGTGATGCCACCTATGGTGTCGGTTATGGCGATGCATCAAGCCTTGAGCGGGCGCAGCGCGGTGGCGAACTGATGAAGAAGGCCGTTCAACTCCGCATTTCCCAAGGGCAGGATCTCGAAGCCGCTGTTTCCGGCGCATCCAAGGATCTGTTCGGCGACAAGAAGGTGTATGACGGCGCTTGGTCTGTCCATGCAAACCTGCCGGTTCCGAGCGACACGGACGAAGCCACGCTGACGACCGGGCTGGAGGCGGCAAAGACATCGTTCAAAGCCGCGCTCGACATGCAGCGTGACAAGATCGTCGGGCGCGACGTTTCCCCGGCTCCAAGCGGAAATTTCAAAGGAATGGTGACACCCGGCAACATCGATCTTGCCGCAAGGCCCGTCGTCAAGAATGAGGATGGCTCAATCAGCACAGTTCGCTCGATGTCGTTCAATGAGGATGGCAAGGAAATTCTAGTCCCGACTGTCTCGCCCGATGGCAAGATCATGACTGACGATGAGGCGATCGATCTCTATCACCAGACCGGCCAGAACCTCGGCGTTTTTGCCGACGCCGGCGCGGCGGATGCATACGCCACAGCACTGCATGATGCTCAGGCGAAATATTATGATCCGGCTCGGGCGAGCACCAAGGCGATCCTCGACACCACGACACAGAACCGCGTCGATGACATCCTTGAAAACGGGGTCTATGTGGTCACCGGCGATGGCGTCGGGCTGCGTGATCCCTATACCGGCCAGTTCGTTCCGGGCGCCGATGGCGTCACGCCGCTTTCCCTGCCGCTTCAGGCGATCCTCGACATGGGCGCCAACCGGCCACAGCCGCAGTCGAACGAGGCCAGCCAGAATTATCTGAGCGGCCAATCAAATACCGAGGTTTCGCCGACCGGGAAACGCTATTTGGAAGGCAAGCCTGTCAAGAAGGACATTGCTCCGGCGGCGCAGCAGTGGCTTCAAGGCAACTCAGTGACGGAGCCAGACTCGGTGATCTCTCCACCTACATCGACTGATAATGGCGGCGGGGGCGGGTTCTGATGACATTCAGCTTCATTCAGAACCCAACCGGTCAGGCCATGACAGATGGCGATCTGGTCACGTCGGCGCTCGATCAGCCGATGTCGCTTGGCTCGACATTCTGGGATCAGGCCAAGGGTGGGGTGCTGGAAAGCTTTGGCCTCGGGACGGCCATTCGTAGTCTGTCTGTTCCGGAAGCAGCCCCGCCTGAAACGGGGAACCCGATCATCGATACGCTCTCAGCCGTCAACCGGACGATTGCGCCCGAGACGATTGTGCGGCGTATCGCTGGTACGGTCTATGATGGCGCTCCGCCGATCACGGAAGACCAATACAAGCTGTCTCCATCGTTCCGCAAAGATATCCCTTGGCAGCAGGGGATGACTGAGGAGCGTGCGGCTGCCCTTGCCGAGCAGGATGACATCAAGCAGGTCAGGGCTTTCTACGGTCAACGGCGCCCCGTAACGGCATTCTTCGGCAATCTGGCAGGTCAGGCCGTCGATCCGATCAACTACATCCCCATAGCAGGGGAGGCCGTTCAATCGGCTAACGTTGCTCGCTTCGGACGCGTTGCCGGTACGGCCTTGACGGCATCTCTCGATGCGGCTGCAAACACGGCGCTTGCCGGCGTAGCCACAGCAGGGCCGCGTGGACAGCTTGGCGATGATGTCTCATGGCAGTCGACCGTCTCACAGATTGCCATGGCCGCGCTTATCGGCGGGGCTTTCGGGGCGCTTCATGGCCGCTTCGGTCGGTCGACCCCGGCTGAACTGCGCACCGAAGCAGAGACAAAGCTTGCCACGCTCGACAATGTTCAGGCATCGCGCGTCTCGCTGAACGATGCTTTGGACGGCATGATCCGAGACAGCGAGGTCAATCTATCCCCGGCAAGCACTGAGTTCGTCGCCAAGGCCGCCGATCAGGATCTGCCGAAGGTGGTGATCGCCCGCATGGCCCGCGAGGCAGACCCGGAAGCACATCAGCGTCTCGAGACTTTGAACCGGACCTTCGATATCAATGAGGCCGAGATCCGCAGGCTGCAAAGCCAGACGCTCGACAACAAGACCTACGGCCCGACGCGCGCCGCCATGATCCAGGCCGACGAATTGGCGAGCCGGCTGCAGAAGGCCGAGGAGGCTATCGCCGCCGCGCCGAACGACAAGGAAAAGGCACTCGCCACCACGCGCCGCGATGCCGCAAGGCAGGAACTGCGCGACCACCTGGCGACAATCGACGACGCCAAGGTCCAGGCAATCGAAGCGATCGACGAGCAGCTTGCCCAGCGCCGCACCGTTCAGGAGCCGGTCGCCGCCGAACGTGCGCAATTGAAGCAGAAGACCGATCAGCTTTTCGCGACGGCGCGTGACCAGTACTGGCAGAACCGCTTTGCTGAGCCAGCCACACAGAGAGCCGCAGACGCGCAAGATGGCGTTGCCGCTATCGCTGAACCCGCAATGCCGCAACGCCTCTCAGCGGGTCAGCAGAGGGCAAGCGTCGATACCAGCGCCCCGGTTGAGCCTGTCTCTCCATCCGTCATCGAGGCCGTCAAGCGCGTCGGCAAGCCGGAAGGCACGAAAGCACTCGCTGAACAGTATCGCGTCAACCCGGAAACGGGCGACTTCCCGGAGCTTGCCGACATCGAGCAGCTTCGCACCGAAGGCAGGTTGACTGAAGACGACCTGGCTGCGCTCGATGATGCCGACGAAACCATTAAAACGGCGAACGCCTATGGCGAAGCGCTCAAATCATTTGCGAGCTGCGTAATCTGATGGCCGATAACGACTTCGTCCGCTCCTCCTGCTATGCAGCCGCGGCCAATGCCGCCAAGGCTGCCGGCGCCGAACTGAGCGAGCGTGACCTTGCGAGCGCCTTCCGTGCCGCCCAGGACGAGAAAGCCCGTCTCAAGGCCGCTGGCGTCACCGACAATGTCGCCGATCGCATGAAGAGCATTGCCGAGCAGACGGCGGAACGCACAAGGATTGCCGCTGCCCTGCAGAAGAAGCATGCCGCATTGAACATCCTTGCTCGCGACCGGCTTGAGCAGACTATCGAAGCCTTCAAGAAGGCCGGCCTGTCGCCGCGGGATTCCATCCTTGCCGTCATGGAAGGCTCGCAGCAGGGCATTGCCGGGGCGCGCGACTCGGTATCGGCACGCCGTCTCGGTTATGAGGCCCGCTATGTCGGCGGCATGATGGCTGAGATCCAGAAGGATCGGCCGCATCTTGTCAATGTCCTCTCCGACAAGCGTCTCTCCGATGACGTCTTCCGGGAGATGGGCGAGTTGCGCGAAGGCGGCAAGCCGGGAGTGACCGGCAACGAGGATGCGAAATATCTGGCTGATGTCTTCGCCAAGCATGTCGAAGCAAGCCGCACCGACCTGAACCGCTTGGGCGCATCGATCGGCAAGCTCGACGGCTGGGCCGGCGCTCAGGTCCATGACGACATGAAGATGATGCAGGCAGGCAAGGGGTCGTGGGTCGACGGCATTGCGCCGCTGCTCGATCTCAACCGCACCTTCCCGGATGCCGCATCGGCCGACGAGGTCCGCAATATCCTTGGCGAGATCTACGACACGATCGTCACAGGCGTCCCAGCTAGCACAAGAGCAAGCCGCGCAACGCAGCGACTTTACAGCTTCGTAAACTCGCCATCGAGCGAGCGCTTCTTCGATCATCCAGCGTCCGATCGTGCGGAGTGGATCGATCTGGAGGAACCGAGCCAAGCTGAGATTGAGAAGTACGATGAGGGTTTCAACCTAGCTTGGTCTAGCGCGGACGAAAAAACGACCAAGGCCGCAGCGGCAAAACTCAAAGGCGACGAGAAGGCGGCATTCCAGCGGGGAGTAGGCCACGCCCGTCGGGTCGCCCCTGAAGACGCTCAACTGTACCGAAGCTTCGACGAAGCTATTTCAGCACTTCCAGATGATGCGGTAGCGAATCTGAATGAGCTTCTCGACAGGATCGTTCCTCAACGCAACAAGAACCGTGATGCGCTCATCCATTCGTCTGAAATCAAGATCGATGAGAAGCAATTCGCGGCTCATAACGTCACTGACCGCATCGGAGCGAAGGTTGCTGGTGTAACGGAAATCAGCAATCTTGGAGTCGCTATCAAGATCGCTGTTGATCTGGACAACGCCGCCGATCTTATCCCCCAGGTGGCGAGGCATGAGAGTATCCACGCGCTGAAGGCGCTCGGTGTTTTCACGAAGGATGAATGGGGTACGCTTGAAGGCGCCGCCAAGGCCAACGACTGGATGGGTCACTTCAACAAGTCAAATCCAGAAGAGGCAATCGCAGAAGCTTTCGGGTCGTGGGGCGCGGGCACGGATATCTTCAATAAGTATTCAGCCGCCGAAAGTGCAAAGGTCTCAGGAATTTTTCGGAAGATCATCTCGTTCTACACGAAGCTGAAGGAGGGGTTGTTTTCTTCCGAGTACGATTTCGAGTCCATCTTTAAGAAGGTCGAAAGCGGTGAAATAGGGGCGAGAAAGGCCACCAGCAATCTGTCTGTTGGTAGCAAGTATTCCATTCCAGCCGCAGGGCGCGTCAACCCGGCCAATCTGGCGAAGTCGCTCGGCAAGACCCGCGTGCTGCATTTCAAGGATGCTGAAAGCGCTATCTCATATAGGGATGCCTTCGGCTATGGCAATTCGATCTATGGCATCATGGCTCATCAGCGCCGCGCCGCGAACATGGCCGCGCAGATGGATATGTTCGGGCCGAACCCGGAAGTCATGTTCAACAGCCTCGTCGAGGGCGAGCGCCGCAAGCTTCGCGATGATCCGAACCTCTCGCCGCAGGACAAGGTCAAGCAGATCCAGAAGCTGAACGCCGATGCCGGTCCATTGCGCGGGGCTTTCGATGTCATGTCTGGCGCCATCTCACGGCCTGGCAACGTCAATGCTGCGAAGATCGCCAACGATGTTCGAGCAGTCCAGAGCATGGCAAAGCTTGGCGGCGCAGTGCTGACGGCCATGCCGACGGACGTTGTCGGCGCTGCGCAGGCGGCGATGTTCCGCGGCTCCGGCTTCTTCAATGGCATGGTCAAGCAGATCAGCGGCATTCTGAAGGGGCGCCCGAAGGCAGAGCAGGCGGAAATCTCCTATCTCTTCGGCGAAGGATTCGACAGCCTGATTGGCGATGTTCTCTCGCATGGCCTCGCCAATGACGGGCCGGTTGGCAAGATGAGCAAGTTGACGGAGACGTTCTTCAAGTGGAACGGCCTGAACTGGTGGACCGATGTCGGCCGTTCTGTCGTCGGGCGCACGGTCGCCGCTGAAATGGGCATGCGCGCCGAGACTGCCTTCAAGGATCTGCCGGCGAACTATTCGCATGTGCTCGGCCTTCACGGCATCGGCGAAAGGCAATGGGAAGCGCTACGGCAGGCGACAAGGCGCGAGGCAGGCGGGAACGCCTATATCACGCCCGACGCCATCCGTGACCTTCCTGACGCTGCTGTGGAGCCTTTGGTCGCCAACCGACTTGCATCCGCCAAGACGCCGGAGCGCAAAGCCGAAATCCTTGAGCAGGGCCGCCGTGATCTGGAACTGCAGGCGCTTCGTTTCGTGGCCGATGAAACCAACTATGCCATCGTCGAGACAGACGCCGCATCGCGCCGGATATCAACGCTTGGTACGCGGCCAGGAACCTTTGCCGGCGAGGCTGCGCGCTTCGTGATGCAGTTCAAGGGATTCCCGATCGCCTTCAGTCAGCGCATCCTTGGGCGCGCTCTGTTCGGCGGGCGCGGCGCTTCCAAGTATGAGCGCATCATGAATAATGCTCCGCATCTCGGCGCGCTGATCGGTGGGCTCACGGTCGCCGGTTATATGGCAATGACGATGAAGGATCTGGTCAAGGGCAACTGGCCGCCGCGCGATCCGCTTGACCCAAAGGTGTTGACGGCAGCGTTGACGCAGGGCGGGGCGCTCGGGATCTACGGAGACTTTCTCTTTGGCCAGCAGAACCGCTTCGGCTCCGGCGCGCTTGAGACGTTCTCAGGCCCGTTCATCGGAACCATGAGCGATATCATCAATGTGCCATTGAAAGCCCGATCGGCGCTGGAAAAGGGAGAGCGGCCGCAGATGGCAGGGGATATCCTCAATCTGGCGCTGAACAACACGCCGTTCATCAATCTGGCCTATGTCAGGCCGGCGCTGGATGTCTTGTTCATCAACTCTCTGAGGAATTGGGCAAGCCCCGGCTATGTCAATCGGCAGCAGCGGAACCGCCTCAAAGACTATGGCCAGCGCCCGCTATTGCCAGCCACGCTATCAGAAGCGCTCCAATAACAGCCAGGATCCACATCAGCAGCGTGCGGGAGAGAAGGGCTTTCGCTCCTTCCTTCCCGTCGATAATGAAGCCGGTTGAAATGAGAACCAGTAAAATCCATCCGAGCCCAAGCGGGAATTCAAGGCCTCTCGCCCAGCGCTGATCGATCGCAAGGCCGCCGATAAGAGCGGACCCGAAGATCATGGATATGAAAAGCAGGAATTTGGCAGCGTCTTTCGTCAATCGCATCTCCTAAGCCGCCCGCCCGCATCTTCACTAAAAGCACGAATAAAGCAAGCCATCCGACCCGGTAGCACGGTTCCGCATGAGGATTTCCCATGACATCTATCGCCATCGACCGCGTTGACGGACTGTCGTCGGCCGCCGCCATCAAAGGCCCATGCCGCGCAGCCACCACGGCGAACATCGCTCTTTATGGTCAACAGACGATCGATGCCGTGGCTGTTGTCACCGGCAACCGGGTGCTGGTGAAGAACCAGACGACGGCATCTGAAAACGGGATATGGATCTGCGACACCGGTCAATGGCGCCGGTCGAAAGACTTCTACCGGACCAACGATGTCGTCAAGGGGACGCAGGTCGCCATCACGGACGGCACCGTCAGCGGCGGGTTTGTCTACTCTCTCAACACCAACAACCCTATCAACGTCGGCGTGACTTCGCTTTCGTTCGGCATCGCGGCGGGCGTGCAAACTGCGGTCAACGCCGCCAACGCAGCCGCGGCTTCGGCCGTTGCTGCCGCCGCATCTGCGGCCTCTGTGATCCCGCTGACCTATGTCACCAAAACCGGCAATTACACGGCCGTCGCAGGCGACAGGAATGCGTGGCATCGATACACCGCCGTCGCAACGGTATCACTGACCGCAGCAGCAACACTTGGAATTAGCTGGACCTACAAGGTCACTGCCGATGGGGCGGATGTCACGATCGACCCCAACGGGGTGGAACAGATCAACGGCACAACGACGCTTGTCGTCCCGAACGGCTACTCGACGACGATCGTCTGCTCGGGAACGGCGTTCTATTCGGACGGCCTGATTTCCAATACGTCGCTTGCGGCTGCCTTTACGCAGCCATTTGTCAATGTCGCCAGCGCAGCGACGGCCGATATCGGCGCCGCAACAAGCCAGAATGTCACCATCACTGGAACGACGACGATCACGAGCTTCGGCACAGTCGCCGCCGGCACTGTCAGGAATGTCGTCTTCTCCGGCGCCCTGACGCTCACCCACAATGCGACATCGCTGATCCTGCCAAATGCTGGCGGCAACATCCTGACGGCGGCCGGTGATAGCCTACGTGCGGTATCACTCGGCTCCGGCAACTGGCGCGTGACGCAATATCAGAAATCCGATCCCACTGACGTTAAGGCTTGGGTGAATTTCAACGGGACCGGGGTTGTTGCCATTCGCGCTTCCAAGAATGTTTCCTCGATCACCGACAACGGGACTGGAGATTACACCGTTAATTTCACTACTGCGCTATCAGATGCAAACTATGCGGTTGCTCTTGCAGCCCCCCCGGGCAACGGCCGATCGGCGTTCTTGTACGACGGAACATTCACGTCATCTAGTGCCACTATGACCGTCAACGGTTTCCGCGTTGGCTATGCGGGGAATACGGGAGTGTTCCTTGACCCAACGTATCTAACAGCGATTGTGACGAGGTAGAAAGATGGCCGACCAAACCAAACGGATTATCTATCAGAACGATGATGGCGGAGTTGCCGTCATCATCCCGCCGCGCGATGGAGATTGCGATTTGACGCTTGAGCAGATCGCTGCCAAGGACGTCCCAACTGGGCGCCCTTATAAGATCATCGGTGTTGCCGACATCCCAGCCGATCGCGCGGAGCGGATGGCCTGGGTAGTGGACGAAGCCGATCTCACCGATGGAATAGGCAAATGAGCATTATCAAGATCGGCTCCATCGTTGTTCCTCCTGTTGAAAGCGTATCCAGCCGTCAGTTCAAGCTTCAGCTTCTTGCTGCAGGTATGCTCGATCAAGTCGATGCATGGATATCGACACAGCCGCGCGCGGTTCAGATCGCCTATGAATACAGCGGGACATTCGTCCGCAATTCGCCGATGATGCAGGCCGGCTTCAAGGCTATGGGTTCCACGCCCGAGCAGATCGACGAATTCTTCGCCGCAGCGGCGCAACTGTGACCCGGCAGTAACAGGCTTGCAACTATGCGGTTGTGCTCATAATGTCCCGTATTCTTTTACGGGGGTTTTCCATGGGCATTATCGACGTCATCGGCAACGCGTTTAAGGACTATGCGAACCGGGAGAAAATATACCGGTCATGGGATGCTGCCAGCCGCGCCGCCAAGACCAATTATTCCGATTCGCTCCTGACAGATTTCCGCGTTGCAAGGTCGAGAGGAATTCTTGGCCGGGAGGATGGGACATTCGTTCCTTCCCCGGCTCTTTCTGACGCCATGGATGCTACTGGCGGCAGCTTCGTGGATTTTGGGGGTGCCGTTGGAGAGATGTGCTCCGTTCTCCAGAGGAGGCACCCGGACTGGTTGTTCACCGTGGTCGAGACGAAGGCTATGGCGAGGGCCGCAACGCCGCTGCGTCCGTCGATCGCGTTCACCGACGAACTGCCTGACGAAATGACCGTGTTCCACAGCAGCGGGACACTTCAATGCATCAAGGATTCAGAAGACGTTTGGGAAAGCGCCCTGAAGCGAACCGTAAGATATGCCTGCCTGGCGCGAAATGCCTTCGCTCGTAAAGTTCAGTATCGCGTTCAGCACTCGAGATTGTTCGACAATGGCGGCGGCCCTGTTCCGCACGGCTTCGATAACGTCGCCGTTTTCTATCCGCACCGGACGATTTCAGAAAAACGGATCGTCGACATAGCGGCGGCGAATGGGTTTGACCTTATCCGCCGCATCGAGAACCAGAATTCAGGCGTCGTCAGCACAGCCAAGGGCATGTACGGCGCCGATCTCCTATTCCAGAGGCGCTAGCCGCCTTACCATCACACCCCTGAAGGAAAAGACAATGACCTCAACTGGCGCATGGTGCTGGTTCTCTGAACCGCGCGTACTCTACGACTCCGCTCGGAACCGTACCTATTCGGGCTGGGTAAGCCCGACCGGCGATATCATGGCCAAACAGGTCAATCATGATACTGGGGTGGAAATCGTCGTCACCCTACACCAAGCGCTTAACGTTGATGATCATGCCAATCCATCTTTCGCCAAAACGCCCGATGGTCGCATTCAAATTTTCTATGCACACCATTCGGCGTCCGACATTCTTCATCGCTGGACAGGGCCAGACGGCAACCTGACTGTGCTTGCCCCGGCTACCTGGATGGGGCTTCCGTCAAAGACGTTTCACGTTTCAGGATCAACATACTCCTACGCCAGCCCCGTATATGTTCCTGCCGCCAACCGTTTTATCGTTTTCAGCCGACAGAACCTGCCGAACAACCAGCAGCGATGGGTTGTTATGAGCAATGACGATGGCTTGGCGACAGTAACTTGGGCCGGGTATGCGCTCTGGGCCGCATCCACTATCTCGGGGCCGTACCTCAAGGCCATGTGCAACGGCGTTGATACGGTCGATCTGATTTTTACGACTGGTCACCCAGCAGAAATCGTCTCCGATGTCTACTACGCCCGATTTACGATCGTTGGAGGCGTGGCGCGCTATGAGAATGCGGCTGGTGTTCAGATCACATCTGTACCGTTCGGCCCAGCGCAGGCAACGCTCGTCCAATCCGGGGCGCCTGTCGGCAATACTTGGATATGGCAGGTTGACAGGGACGCATCCAACGCGCCTGTCGTGCTCATGTCCACCTATCCCGGCAATCTTTACGCAGAGCATAAATATCGCTTTGCGCGCTGGAATGGAACGTCTTTCGTTTCATCGGAAATCTGCTCTGCTGGCGGTCCTCTCGTCATGTCTGATCCTCCCAGCCGGTATTATTCCGGGGGCATCTGCTTCGATGGCAACGATAGATCGAATGTGTATCTCTCGCGGCAGGACGCGGCCGGCTGGCATCTGGAGCGATGGGAGACAGCCGACAATGGCGTGACATGGGCTTTCGAAAGCGTCATCGATGCTCCGGTTTCGGACGGGGGGAAATACGTTCGCCCATTCAGTCCGCATGGTTACGCCGGCGCTGCTCCAGAAGTATTGTGCTTCAAGGGGTCATATACGACCTATCTGAATTATGCCGCAACGCTGATGTCCTACACCGGGGACTATATCCCACCACCAACGCCTGAAAGTGACCTTGTTGCGGCCTGCGAAACCGTTGAGGCGGATGCCTCCGTCGCTGCCAGCGTCAAGGACATGGCGGCGAAGCTGAAGGCGCTCTTCGCGTAAATCGTCCTCAAGCGGGCATAAAGCCACCATCCACAATCTGGAGCCTCCCATGCTCGTCCAAAATTGGCGGCGCGTTCTCGCGCGCTCCCTGTCGCTTTGGTGCGTCTATTTCGCGGGGGCCTTCGAACTGGCCCCGTATATCGTCCCGTATCTCGATGGCTACATTCCCCCGTGGCTGTCGATCGTCCTCCTCCTCCTTTCCGTCCCGGCTCGGGTAATCGACCAGAGGCTTTCCAATGGAAAATAGAATGAAGAAGGGCGGAGCGGCAGCGGCTGCTGCGGCGATATCCCTCGCTGTGACCATCGCAGCTCCGCAGGAGGGCTATGTCGGCTACGTCTATCGCGATGCCGTCAACGTGCTCACCTATTGCTACGGGGAGACCGAGAACGCGAAGTCCATGCAGGGCCGCACGTTCTCCAAGCAGGAGTGCCATGATCTGCTGGTGAAGCGCATGGCGCACTACGACCAGGGTAACGGTGCCTGCGTTTCCAACTGGAATAGCTTGCCGGTCGAGACGCGCGGGGCGTTCGACAGTTTCTCCTACAACATTGGAATTGGCGGTTTCTGCGGCTCAAGCGCGGCGCGATATCTCAGGACAGGCAATATCAAAGCTGCCTGCGATGCCATGCTGGCGTGGAACAAGGGAACCATCGGCGGAAAGAAGGTAGTGCTGGCAGGGCTCGCCAAGCGCCGTGTCATCGAGCGCAATATCTGTCTGCGAGGTGCATGATACACCTACCCCTAGAGCATGTTGGCGCCAGTTAGCCACGCCCAAGTGCGACCGATTTGGATTCGGTAGATGGCTTGCTGCGATACACCGAACCTCGCGGCAAGGGATACACGAGTCTCGGCACCTTTCAGTGAAATGATTATGCGCACGTCATCCTCGGTCAGCTTGGCCCTGGCGCTACGCTCACCTCGGCTGTGCGTTCCGTGTTCTAGCCTATCTGCTTGGTTCTGTGTGGGCGTCTTCCATTCAAGATGTCCGGGCGCGGTGCAGCCTTCGTGGCCCTTGCCGCACGAATGAGCCGCTTCATGCCCCGGCGTTGGAGCGGCCCCGTGAGCGAGTTCACAGACGTAGCGGTGGACTAGAACCGTCTCGCCGCCGACCTTGACTACCCCGTAACCATTCGCGCTCTTTCCGAAAGGCCATGGAAGGCACCCTTCGGCAGTATGGAGCAGTGCAACTTCATGAATCCAGCGCATAGGCTCACCATAGGGCACTCGGCCGCCAAGTGGGTCACCATGCCGCATGAGGCGCTGGTAATGCGTGCAGCAGTAGCCTTTGCTATCGTGAGGCTTGCCGCAGTTGGGAATAGAGCATACACGGGAATTAGCCATTTCGACCTCCTGTAAGGTTGGCTTGGTTAGAACCCGTCGCAGCGCTGGAACGCTCGGCGGGTTCGCTATTTATACCCTAAAAAGCTAGGAATCACAATATGTTCGGCATCCTTGACTGGGTGAAGATTGCACTGGGAATCGTTGCCGGCGTCGTAATTTACCACCTCTACGCAATTTCGATCGGCTACCCCTCAGCAGCCCGTGAAGCCCGCGCCGGCTACGTGCTCATTGCCGAAAAGACAGCAGCCGAAGCAAAAGCCGCCGAGATGGAGCGCCAGCGCAACGCAGCCGCCCAGGCTACCGAAGAGCACCGCAAGCGCCTCGAGGCCGCCGAATCCGAAAATGCCAAATCCGAAATCACCCGCGAGGCCGAAATACGTGGCTATGAACTCATCCTGTCGCAGAAGAACCGCCAGTGCGTTGCCGATCGCGACGATGTCGATTTTGTCAATCGTCATTAGCGGCTGCTCCACCACCGAACGGCTGAACAAGGCCGCGACGACGCAGGGAGTGATCAAGGCTTCCGTCATTCTGCCTGACTATCCGCAGGACTGCCGTGTCCTTACGCCACACGCTGCCCTCGACGTTGGCGCAGAGATTCGTTCGGTGCTCATCCGTGAGCGTGGGCAGCTCGACAAGGCGAACGCTCGCGTAGGCCGCTGTGGTCAGTTCTACGACGATGTGAAATCCAAATACGGGAAAACGCCATGAGCCTCATGCTTGGACTCTCCCTGTCGCTCACCGGCCAAAACGGCGGGGGTCAACCAACGATCGGTGAAACTGTCGGAATCGTTGGCAGCCGCTTCCAAGTCGCGACCGCCGTTGGAAGCATCCAGCAGAACGCAACTTTTCGCCGCGTCCATTACGCCCACCCTCTCGCAGCAGTCACTGACCTCCAGTGCGTCGATAGTTCTTGGTATATTTCGGACGGCACACTCCAGCCCACGGCCGCATCAGCCCGAACCATCAAGCGGTATATCGAATATCCCGATGGTGTCTTTCATCAGGTGCTTTGGTCTGGAGCCGGTTCAAAACTCATAGACACCGGGTCGTTCAAATCCGATGTCGTTCTTTCATCGGTCACAGGGTTGCCCCTTGTGATAGCTGCCGGCGCGAAGTTTGCCGAGCGCACCGTAAACCTGAACGCGGCAGTGACGAACTTCCCGCTGATCGAAATGCCGGCTGCTCATGACGTTCTTGGCCTCGAGGACGGCGGCACAGGCACGACAGACGTCGGCAACTCTGGAACGATTTCTCCGGGTACTGGCGTTAACTCCTTCGGATCAGTCGCGATCGTCGGTACAATTGCCAAAGGTCAGTCTGGTGCTCCAGCAAAGAGTTATATCCTCGTCGGCGACAGTCTTATATTCGCGCAGGGCGATATTTCGAGTGTAGGCGCGAAAGGCGGCAGCGGCTGGGCTGGGCGTTTGCTTGACGCCACTGGCATGCCGTACCTCAAGATCGCGAAAAAGGGTCAAGGGGCTCAGCAATTTGCGGGATCTACAGGCAGCATCACCGCGCTGCTCGCGCTTATCCCCCATTCCGATGTGATCTGTGAGCATGGTGTCAACGACCTTCGGCTTGGGCGCACGGCTGCTCAGATCCTAGCCGATCAGCAAACCATCTACGGGCTCTTCGGCTCAGCCAACATCTTTCAAACCACCATTACTGCCCGCACCGACAGCGCGAGCGGGAACTATACGTCCGTCGCGGATCAGACGCCGAAGACGGATGGGAATATGGCAGACCTGACGCCGCTAAACACGTCGATACGGGCCATACCGGCAAATGTCGACGCCGTCCTTGACGTTGCCGACGCTGAAATGTCAGCGAGGAACAGCAACGTGCACGGCGGGCCGTTCCCCCCAGTTCTGGACGGAACACACTTCACCTCCGCAAAGGCCGCTGCAATTGCTGCGGCACTCAACCTCAACACGACGCCGGTTCTTCCTGGCGCCGTCGGCAGTCTGGCCTTCACAGGCGCCGGCAGCGCCACGCTGGCCTTCTCCTTCACTGCGCCGTCTGTCGGATCCAACCCGATCACCTATCTCGTCGAGTACAAGCGGACAATTGATAGCACATGGACGCAGTTCGTGACTGGTTCCTCGGCGCTGACCGGCACGATTACCGGCCTAACCGCCAGCACGAGCTATGATGTGCGCGTCACCCCCTCAAACAGCGGCGGCGCTGGTACCGCTTCGACCATCACGCAATCGACAGCGGCGACGTTCCAGCCTCTCGATCTTGGGGCTAGCCTCGGTTTTGCCTGGGACACCAACGACACGTCAAAGGTTCTTGATACCGCTGGCGCGCTGACGCAGATGGGCGAGAAGTATTCGAGCAACGTTCTTGGGATCGGCGGCGCACCGACCATCATCACGAATGGCGGCCAAACTGGCAACAAACGCGTGATCGACTTCCCTGCTGGCGCCTACCTGAAGGGCAACGGCTTTGCTGGCCTACTCGACATTCCCGATGGCAACACGGCTACTTCATCGTTTACAATCGTCGAAGCCGGCAAGATGCTTGCAGGCGTCACGAGCAGGCTTAGTTTCTGGGGTACGGCCGGCTCGTCCACGCTGGCCAGCTTCTCATTCAGAGCAACTACAGCAAACCGTGGTCCCTCTGTTATCGAGGTGAACAGCCGAGCCGCCGTTACTGCGTTCCAAACTGCCGTTGAAACAAGCAATTACCACGTTTTCACAACAATCAAGAATGGAACGTCTGTAATCTTCCGCGTAGATGGTGTCCAAGTGGCATCTGCCACACTCGCAGGCGATGGCAACTGGAACTTTAACGATTTCTATGTCGGCACATCATCTGGAGCGACGACCCCCGGCACTCCAGCTACGGTTTTCCCGCCGGATGCTTATTCGGGCCTCGTCATCGCTCGCACGGCGCTGACCGGTGCCGATCTGACCAATATCGAAGCATGGGTCGGCGCAACGGCCGGTCTTTAAAAGCAAGCGGCCGGAACAACCTGCGTCAACAGGTGTCCCGGCCTGACCTTCACGATTTCACTGGATCGCGACGGCTGGACACACGGTGCCAGACCAACCTTTCCTATCGGTTAAAAAGCATGACAGGGCATAGGGCAGGGCGCGCAGGAAATGGACGGAGATTACATGCAATTGCCAGAGAGAAGCAAAAGGTTCGAGTGGAACTTCAATACACTCGTCGTCGTCGGCGGCCTCAGCTTTGCCACGGCTGCCAATATCGCCGTCGCCGCGATATCATGGAACGATACGAAGCGAGATATCCAGGACATCCAGGATAAGCTCAAGTCAGAAACCGATCGCGGCATAAAGGCCGATATTGATCTGAACAAAGCCGTCGCCGATATCGCGCCGCTGACCTTTCAGACAACTCGAGCTATTGAAGGTGTGGCGGAGAACAAGAAGGGTATCGAGGCTTCAAACGCCAGGATTGATCGCGTGGTGGAATCGCTCGGCGGCAAGCTTGATACGGCGATCGACAGCATCAACAAGGTCGCTACGCGCGTTGAGGTGCTGAGCAGTAAGCTCGATGACGCGCAGACGCGGGCGAATAAGACGCTGTGGCGGACGCCGATTATGCGGCCCTAGTCCTGTTCCTTGAGGGCGGCATTCGTCATTTCAACGATGGATGTCGCGATCGATATCTGATGCGGGGTGCTTGGCGCTTCTTCGTTGAGCGCAGCTTCGATCATAACACGGTAGGCCGTTTCGCAACTCGGCTCATCATACGCCGTGAGATACCTGAAATACGCCTGCAAGCCTTTCTCCATTTCTGGCGAGGGCTCGTGCATGGCCTCGATCGCTGCACGCGCTGCGTCAACATAATAGCCGTCCTTGTCGAGCTGTTGGCTCAATGCCTTCGCCACGCGCTCGATCATGCTCATTGGTTTCTCCATCCTCAGTGCTCCTTATAGACCGTCTCTCGAATGTCGTCATAGCTCTTGACGCGCGGCTCCTGATCGCTCGGCCCGAAGGCGAACACCACAAGATCGCCATCAGCAATTTCACGCTGAGCCCGCAGATCCCATCCCCGATGAATGTAATGCGGTTGGCCGAACGTCTTGACGGCTGACCAGTACTCCTCACCACGAAAGCCTACGAAGTGGACAATCCTTGTCTTGCAGAACATCATTAGAACCTGCTGTGCCAAATTTGTGCCGTTTGTGACAACGTGTTCCCGCGACGTTCCGTTTTCAGCCGCGTGAACCTGCAAGATAGCGGAAACGCCATTTTGTCGAAAAGATCGAAAAACCTCTTGATCACCAAGGTGATTCCGCCTATCAGGGCCGCACCGGAGAGGTGGCCGAGTGGTCGAAGGCGCTCCCCTGCTAAGGGAGTATATAAGTTCTTCCGGAACCACATCAACCATTTGATAATACTCGTTTTTCCTGTCAATGTAAATCTTTTCGGCACCAGACTGTGACTCCAGCGTGTCAAACGGTCTCATTTCTTGCCAAAAACGCGGTCGATAACTTCCCGATCCGCATCCCCCTCCACATAGCTTTCCATCAGCAGCCGGCGTGACTTCCAACCGCCGTGATCCGCCGTCGTCGCGATGTCGACGCCATTGCGGACGATCATCTCCGTAGCGAAGCCATGCCTGCCGATTTCGTGGCTGGTCAGCCGCTTCATGCCGGCGGCCGTGATGACCTTGTCGAAGCGCTTCTTGACCGTCGATCGGTTGGCGGCTCCGAAGACGAGGACGGGATACAGGCTGCGGATGTTGGCGAGGTCGACGACCATGGCGCGTGTCAGGAACACTTTGCGCGGGACGGTCTTGGTCTTCTCCAGATAGGCCACACGCTCCTGAAGGCTGACGTCATCCCATGTCATGCGGCAAGCCTCGGAAACGCGCGTGGCTGTCTCGAACATGAAGCGGGCAATAGCGGCCGTTTCGGGCATATCCAGCTTCTTCGCGGTCTTGCAGAATGTCTCCAGCCACACCTTGTCGCCGGCCGGCCGCGATTTCCGTTCTTCCTTGAACCGCTTGACCGATATCTTCGGCCACCGCTTTGCCTCGGCAACATGGTTGATCACAGCACGCGTCGGCGTGATAACCTGGCGGTTCCATGTCGCAGGCGAAGCATCTGGGTAGATGATCTTGGCGGCCTTGCGGATCTCGGGCCCGGTGATGTCCTTCATTTTCCATTTGCGGAAATATTTGATGAGTTCCGCGAGGAATCTGCCGTCCTTGCCGTCGTTCAGATATTCCGCGACAGCTTCGGGAAAGGTTAGGACCGCTTCTTCGCCGTGGACAGCAGCACGACGGACCCTGTCTTCGTGTTTGATCGCGATGTCTTCCGCGAGCCGCTTGTCACGCGTCTTAGAAGAGCATCTGTATCGTTCTCCGTCCACAGTGAAGTCATACTGCCAGACGTCGCTTCCGTCCCTTTTGTAGAGGTTGGGCATTGTCTCGGCTCCAGTCGGGCAGCATTGATGATGATGTCGATATCGGAAGGAAGAAGGAACATCGCCTTACCGAGCACACGGCAAGCGCCAAGGGCCCGCGCCCGCTCCCGCAAGGTCCGTTCCGAGATTTGTATGCCGGCCGCTTGAAGCTTGGCAACGGCGACGGCTGGCGAGATTGCTTCATCGAGAATCGTCATCGTGGTTTATCCACCGGTTGTCCACAGGCTGCGTCTACAGGCGCGCGCCGCAACGCATTCCGACTGGTCACCATCGTGTAGCCGTCGGCAAAGCGGACGAGACAGCTATTCATGGCCTTGGCGCGGATGAGGCATTCGCACGGCTGGCCTTTGCGGCCTTGGCGATCCCAGCGATACAAATATGGAAGGGTCGTCATCTCCTACCCCTCCCTTGGGATAAGCGCGCGGATGGCGGCGGCACTCTCGTTAAGCCTGGCGCCCATGACCGCATAGAACCGCCGGTCGCTATAGCCGCCTCGCAGATCTCGGCCTTTCGTCGAATGCTCGTCCGCAGTGGCTTGGATCAGGTTAGCAGCCTCCTCAAGCGCAGTAGCTCGGGTCTCCGCTAACCTGTCCTGAAGCGTGCCGACCGCCCTGAGATATCCAAGGGCTTCCGTTTCTTTCGCGTCCAATTCGGCTCTGAGATACCATGTCCCGTATCGAAGCTGCGAGTTGATATCGCGGATTTCATCCAGTTCGGAGATAACGTCATCGGGAAGAGTGCCGCTAGCTACAGCCCTATCGATATGCGGGCATGTCAGGGGCGGCTCGGACCATGTGCGCTCGGCTTCTCCATCCCCTCCGTTGCCGGGATCGTCCTTGAGGGTGAGGGCGGAAAGGATGCACTGCTCGTAATCGGCTTGTGCGGCGGCTTTGGCCTGATCTTCTGTATCGAAGCCTCTGTCTCCCCAAAACCATCCTTCTTCGCCATCTGGGCCGCGATCAACGATATACTGTAGGTATCCGATTGCTCCTATGCCCTGCCATCCCGTACCATGCTGGTTGCCATACTTGCGCCATTGCAGCGCCTTCACCTTCACAGCCGGCAATTCCGTCTCTTTAACGTCTTCCCTGCCGTGGGTGGCCGGGATTTCCTGACTGACTGACATGATCATGCCGCCTCCAGTTGAGATTGACGCGGATCGGCTACCCGATTCCACGATGGCCGCGTTCCGGCCTGTAGAATGTTGATCGCTGCATTGGTGTCGGCGTTAATCACCGACCCGCAGTCCGCGCATTCGTAAACCGCTTGGCTCTTGCGGTTGGTTTTCTCGATGACGCCACAGCAAGAGCATGTGGCGCTGGTATATGCAGGGTTAACTTTCCTGACCTCTCCTCCGGCGGAATTCACCTTGTAAGTGAGGAACTGCTCAAACTGATACCACCCGATTTCGAGGATCGCGCGGTTCAGTCCAGCCTTCTGCCGCACTTTGACGCCGGGGTCAGCAATTGTCCCCTTGGCCGAGCCGGTCAGGTTTTTCGTCTTCAACTCTTCTATGCAGACAATGCCGAAGGATCTGGCCAACCGCGCTGTCTCTACATGATTGAAGTGCTTCCGCACCCGAGCCGCCTTAGCCTTGATGGCAGCAAGTCGTCGTTTCGCTGCGGTTCGACGGCGCGACCCGATCTTCTTAAGAGATAGCGCGCGGGCGTGCTTGCGGGCGATACGGTCTATATGTTTCAGGCGTTCCGTGGGGAATGTGCCGAACGTGCCGTCGGAATATGCCAGGGCTTTAACAACGCCTCTGTCAATGCCGACGGCTGGAAGCGTGCTCTCAACTGTAGCAATCTCAACTTCCGACGAGAAGCTGATGTGCCACCCGAGAGGGTCAAGGCAGACCGTTGCATTCCGGATGGAGCCGACAATGTCACGCGTCCACCGGAACCGCACATCACCGACCTTTGGGAGACGCACAGTCCCCCACGACTTATTAAGTCGGCGGATAGCTATGTCCCGCCCTTGGAAACAGATGCTATCGTTGATCCCCTTTTTGCGAGGCGTTGGATATGCCGCTAGACCTTTGAAGAAATTCTGAAACGCCCGGTCAAGGTCGCGCAAAGCCTGTTGCTGACAGCAATGGATCGCTTCCCGCATCCAGTCGAATTCTGCACGCAACTGTGTCAGTTCTCGGCTCTGTGAGAGGAAAGAGATGCCGACGCCCTTATAGGCTCGGAATTGCCGATGATGGTCCCGACGCTGCTCAAGCGCTAGATTGTAAACCAATCTGCAGACTCCGACATTACGTGAGAACGTTTCGGACTGAGCCGGATCGGGAGCCATCTTACATTTGTAACTGCGGTAGATTTTCATCAAGCATTCCTCTCATCTGCCGGCTTGAACAGCGCCCTCGGCGGAAGCGGGATCTTCGTCTGCCGAGCCGCGGATTTCTGCGATACCGGGAAGCCGGCGGATCTGATCTTCTTCTTGGGAGCGGCAAACCCGTGATAGTTCGCCTCGACGCGCTTCGCCTTGGCAATGACGCCGACGTCCACTACCGATTTTGGCTTATGGCAGCACTCGACGCCAAGGAGCTTTCCGTCGTCTGCCGTCAGCTTGCGGCTCTTGTCGATCTGCAGAGCGTCGGCAATGGTGTGGTCTACGTGATACGGCTTTTTGCCGAGGACGAGACCGCATCCCTCGCAGCACAGCCCTAGCTTCGGGTGCATCGCGCGCTGTACGATTTCGGCGTAGACTGGCTTGGTGAATTCGCGTCTGTTTGCCATCACCGCCCCATCAGCCATGCGAGAAGCGACCAACGACGCTTCTGCATCCTATTTTCCGCTTCCCTCTGGTAAGATCTGGTGAGTTCCTGGCGAAGACGTTCCGTCATCTCCTCGCGCTTGACGAGATATTGGATTGTGCTCGGGCGCGCTGCAGGATACCGGATCATGTGCTTGCGGAGAGTGTCGGTCATGCTGCCTTCTCCTTCGTCAGTTCTTGAGAAGGGCGCCCATGATTTTCATGAAACCCAAAAGAAGCTTCCGCTGCCTTGCGCACAACGACAGCCTCTTCCATGGTCGAGAACAGCCCCAATGGTAATTGTTTTCGATCTACAGTGATGTAAGCGCGCCATTTACCTGCCTGCTTATGCCAGCCAACGCCAGAAACGCCCGTCGAACTTCTTGTATTAAGGCGCATGTTTTGCGCGTTCTCTTGGTGAGTCACCTCGCGAAGATTATCGAGGCGGTTGAACTCAGGATCTCCGCTTATATGATCCAAGGTCTCAGGTTCTGTCCCATAGGCCATTTTCCAGATTACCCGGTGGGCTAGATAAAGCTTCTTGTCGATCGCTCCGATCCGATACCCATAAGCAGTCTTGGCAGTAAAAGCCTCTTGGCCGGCGTTTTTCGCGTTCCAGGAATTCATTGAACCGGATGCGGAGTGGTAGCCGTCATGGAAATCTTCAACCACTCTCTTTTTCCAAAAGAGCTTGCCAGTCTCCTCGTCGTAAATGAGAATGGAATGCAGGCGTTCTAGTGTAGGGAGCTTACGTCTGCTCATGCCGCCATCCCCGCATCTTCTGGGGAAACCCCATAGTTCTCAGCGATGAACCTAATGGCTGCGTCGAGAAACTTCGAGAAATCTTCCTCGCTCATGCTGGAGAACGAAATACTGCGCGGCACCATCACAGTCATATTCTTCACCAGGACTGGGGTAGTGAAGCCGGTGCAAAGCTTAATTGTCTCGTGGAGCGATTCAGCCGTGGGGCAACACTCGGTCGCGGAAACGACTTGATGCAGGAAGGCCCAATAGAAGCGCAGCCTGCTCGGAATTCTGCCGGTACGAACATCAACCCGGATGCGCTCGCCTTCCTTGAGTTCGGCTATGCGCTCACGGTCGGCGGCCATCTCGCCCACAAGGTTTGAGCCGTATCGGACACAGTATATGGGAGGGGATTCGCTCGATTTCTTCGCCATGTCGTCACCCTGCAGCCAAGTTCGAAGTTCGGGCGAGGAGAGTGGTCTTCATCTCGTCCTTCTTCTTGGTGAAGTCGGCGGCGGCTTTTGAGCCCAGCCCCTTGATCGTCGGCAGGTTTTCTTCCCAGAAGCTTTGCAAGCCGCCGAGCGTCGAAATGCTGGTCATCTCCGTCCAGAGGTTTTCGCGCCGGATATCGGCTTCACAGCCCTCCAGCCTGTCGAGGAGTGCCGCGCGCCATGCAGCGGTCCACCCATCACGTTCCGCTTGATCCAGGTAGCTCTTGCGCAAGTTGTCGAGAGCGGCGCCGCTATTCACATCGACAAGATCAGCCTCAAGATCGGCCATGATCTTTTCCCAAGCACCGTCTCGCTTGAGCTGTGCGGATGATTTGGTGGATTGCTCTTTCTCCTGAGCGAATTCCTGCCCAACGGCGTTGACGTATTTGGAATCGTCGAACATGCCCATGTGAACGTCGGCGCCGACGCCAATCATCTTCAGGGCGTTGGTGATTGCGTCGGTAAACGCCTTCTTGAAGGCCTCATCGTCGCTCTTCATGCCGGAGGAGAATTTCGCCACGACCTTATCGCCGCCGACGCCCCAAGAAATCTGATCGGGCTTCTCGTACCAGATCGACACGGTGCAGAAGACGAGGGTTTCACCATCAGTGCCAGGGACAACCTCGAAGGAAGGCGCATAGATGCCCCATCCTTGCCCTACAGGGCCGAACTCCTCGGTCATGCGGCGGTAGGACCACATCGGCTTGATCGCCGTTCCCTTGAAGCCGCCGCCTCGCGTGAAGCCCTTCGTGTGGGCCGGGTCGGTTTTCCCAAGCTTGTCCCAGAGTGCTGTTTTCTCGGTCATCTCAAGCTGCCTTATGGTTCATAGCGATACGGATATCGTGTTCTTCTGCCATCACCGCGCGATCGAGGTAGAAGCAGCCATCGCTCTCGCGATTGTCGGCCCATTTCAGGTAACGAGCCTGCTTTGCCGGGTCCGTGGCGATCTCCGCCATGTCTCGGTACTCCTGAGCGTCTTCGAACGCTGTGTCGGCGTATGCTCTATATTCAGTGGGCGACATAGCTGCTCTCCTGATTGATGAGCGCGCGTTCCTTGAGGCTCTGCTCAGTCGGCGCGATAGCGATGACGGTGAGTATGCCGATGGCGGCCATGGCGAAAATGAGGGTGATCGCCTTGTTGACAGCGTCGGTAAGGCGGACGTGCTCTTCGAAGATAGGAGAAACACGCTTATTGATCTCAGCTAGGCGGCCCTGAATGTCGGTCATTCGCCTATCTCCAGCTTGATTTGCTCGCGCCTGATCTCAATCGTGTTGGCGCAGCCCTTCTCCGTCGTTTTCATGATGTCTTCGATCATCGAAGCGGCGTAGGATGAAAGCATCTCCGTTGCTTCCGTCGCGCCGGGGCACGCAGAAGCTGAATAGAGGGTAAAGGCGATCTTGAAGCTGCCGCTGTCACGGTCAAACAAGCCGCCGCCGTACTTGTCGAGCCATTCCAAAGCCTTCTGGTTCTTCTCGATATCAGCGGCCGCGATTTTGATCAGGGTGGTGTTCATGGCTTTTTCCTCTCAGTTGCTGAAAGGGCGGCGGTTATATCATCGTGAAGCTTCGTAACCCCAGCGAGGGCCGTCTCGTAACGACTAGCTCGAAGAGGAAACGGAGCGTTCATTTCCGCTCTCGACTTAGCCTCCACAATGGCGTCGATGACGTAGCTGTCGGCGAAATAGAGAAGGGGGCGAAGGCTGTGGTTCTCTTCTCGCAGCCTGCGTAGTTCGGCGCGACCTTCCATAAGCGCTGCAGCAATGCTCTCTGTCAGCAGAGCCCTAGCCTCGAACGGCAAGGACCGAAGATATTCGGCGTGGCCAATCGCAGCGGCGATCTGCATGACTTCTTCGGGGATCTCGCTCATTTTCTCACGCATAGAGTTGATCCTCAGTGTCAGAAATGCCGAGCTGCTCCCTGGAATAAGCGGCGTAACGCTCCGCCCATGTTTGATGCTCGATCGTCCGATCCGCGATGGCGACGACGATCGCCGGATGGCGCGTCAGACCGTAGCGGACGCTTCCAGCCTCTTCGGCGGCGCTGGCCTGGTGCTGGGAGGCCAATTCGGCCTTGCGTTCGGTGATCATGCTGCACCTGCCTTGGTGGGTTCGATTTCCGAAGGCTCAGCCATTCGAAGATCGCGCATCGGGATTGTGAAAAAGGGGTAGTCGCCGTCAGCGTCCAGCGTGACAGAGATGTGCTCGACACCGGTCACCCGCGTGTCGTCGTTGGCAGAGCCATAATCCCAACCATTGGGGCGGAACACGACAGTTCCGGCCGCCGCTTTCGGCTCAAGTTTGCTGTTCTGGAGAACGACGTAAGGTCCAATTCGGTCAACCATGCTCGTTACTCCGCAGCCAGAAGATTGGCGCCGACGGCGATCTGAGATGCCCAGCTCTCAAGCCGAGCTACCTCGCTGTAATCGCGCCGGACAAAGCCGTTCGTCTCGATCGATGCATCAAAGCCGAGGTTGCAAAGCCGCTCGTAGTCGTCCATGCACTCGTCCCGATGGAACATCAGGTCATATTTCGAAGCGTCGTCGCGATCGAAAGACAGCTCAGGAGAGCCGTGAGTATCCCAGCCGCAGAACCATTCGGAACTGCCACCCGGATTGAGAACTTCGATGATGTGAGAGGGGGCGGACATCACGCACCTGCCTTTTCGGTTATCGGAGTGACGCGATCGAGCAGGTAGCAACCTGAAATCCCCTCAAGCCAAATGACGGCAGAGTGCCCCGAGAGGACTTCTGCTTTTGAGCGGGTGACGGTCGATAGACCTTCGCCGTTGTCGCGCCGGACAGTTACCGGATGACCGACAGGGTACTTGGCGTTGAACGCTTCGCACTGCGCCTGAAGCTTTTCTGGGTTCGGCCGTCTCATCGTCTCATCCCTTGCGTTGGTGTGATCTGCTTGAATGGCCCCGGAGGTCAGGTGGCGACGTGCTGGCTTACGTAATGGAACCGCGTGAAGTCGCCGCGCACCAGGCGGAAAGCGTCGTAACCAGCGCGGGAGGCGTAGGACCGAGCAGTGGCTTCCATAACGACCCGAGGGTCATTTTCGTCCATGATCAAGCGGTCGAAAATTACCGTGTCATACCCGCCGCGATTGGCGTTCTCACGGTAGAATTCTACCCAATGCATCTCCGAATATGTCGGCACGATGGGCTTCCGGGCGAACGAGAAGATGTCTCCGAGTGTTCCGATGCTGCCGTTCATATCCGTGTTCCCTCGGTTTCCAGATGATCCGCAGTGGCGGGTCTGGGTTTCGATGAGACAAACATAGCGAGCGACTGAAATTCAGTCAAGACGAAAATTCGCTTTGACTGAAATTTGTTCCAAGCGTATGCATGAGGGATGGATAACTATGACAGCTTTTATATCGACCGCGCGAAGTGGACAGATTACGTCCACGCCCGACGTGATTTCACCCACGCGGAGTTCAGGGTCGCGTATTTCATCGCCAGCAAGATCAATCCCGAGCACGAATGCATGTGGTACTCGGTAAAGAGGATCGCGAAGGATACGCCGGCCAGCTTGGCGACCGTCGAGAAGACGATCAGCAAGCTCGACCAGTCCCGTTTGATCCTGATTGGCAAGAAGAAGATCGGGCGCCAGACGCTCGACACCTATTCGTTTCGTATGCCGATGGATGCCGACGATCAGGCGTTCAAAGCCGAGAAGCCGAAGCGCAAAAAAACGGGTGGCCGCAAGCGACGAGTTTCATTCGGTGAAATCCGACGAGTTTCATAGAATGAAACCAAATCTAATAACGCTTAACCTAATAAGGGTACTTAGATTTCTCTATTCTTGCTCTGAGGGTAGTAAATGGAAGGGTGGGACAGTGTTTCGAAAGCATGGAATCCAAGGCAAGAAATCGCCGCGATCATGTGACGATCTGTTAACCACCCGGCGCAGAAGCGTCTGATACCGCACATTCGAAGTTGATAAATTGCTAAAAAGCCTCAGCTTATGATGAGAAAATCGCGGAGAGCGCGCCAAATGCAAACAAGACGGGAAATAATAAGAACACTTACAACGGGGGTTGCAGCAACAGCCATCATCCGGCCAGCGGCGGCTCAATCCTCAACTCAGGAAGTCTGCCTCAAAGAAGCTGGGCAGCTATCGGAAACCATGCGGAAGCTTGCCGGCGGCCAGTGGCGCGTCACGGTTGATAAAAATCTCGAGTTCGTTCTGGTTTCGAAGATCCTCTAATCGGTCCCCGTCAAAGCTCGCAGAACCCGGATAGCCTGGTCACGATTCCGATCGTTGATCAGGCGCATCAGATCGACGACCTCGCCTTCCTTCGTCGGGTCGACGCCAAGCAAATCGGTAACACTGCAGTTCAGCGCGACGGCAAGCTCCTCAAGGACTGGCTGGCTGTATCCCTGCTTCCCCGTCTCAAGCTGCGAAACGCTTGACGTGACGACGCCAAGCCTCCCGGCGAGCTGCTCCTGTGTGAGCCCGCGGTACTTCCTCCACTGCCTGATGTAGTGGCGGGGACCGTTCGTATTTCGCTCTGTTTTCTTGCGAGTTCCCATGCCTCAATTTTCGCTCATGAGAAAAATGCATTCCATAGCGCCTGACTGAAAGTTTTTGCTTGACTGAATTTCATTTTGACTGAATATGGTCGCTATGGAAAAGCTCAACGAATTCTTCAAAGCAAATCGCGGTATGCAGGCTAGGCTCGCTGAGCTTCTAGACTTGCAGCCATCGACGATCTCCCAATGGAAGAACGTCCCGGTCGAATACCTGCCTGAGGTTTCGGAGTTTACCGGGATCTCCCGAGAGGAATTGGTGCCGGATGCTTTCCGGCCAGCTCGGGAGAGCGCGGCATGAGCAAGAAATCCAGACGATCGAAGCCAAGGTATTACCTTGGGATTTGGATGGACCCACCAGTTCATAAGGCAACGCTTCAGGTCATCGGAATGGCTCTTCAGCGCCTCCACATGATCGATATGAACCTCGTCACAGTAGAAAGGTTTTTGACCGCTGCAAAGCAGGTCACTGGAATTCCAGAAATCAGCGAAACGTTTGAAATCGCGGTGATCCAGCTGAGAGATTTTCTCAAAAGCAAGACGATCTACGAGCGTGACATGATGCTCGCAGCGGCGGACGAAAAGATTTACGAGCGTTTGCCGCCCATCCCTGATGGGTTCTCGTCCAGAACGCCAAGGCGGCAGCGCAACACACCTACCAGCCTCAAGCGCCCTGTAACCCTCTACCCGGGTTCGAAGGCGCCGACCGTCTCGACGAAGGATGAATTCTACAAGTCGTGGGAGTGGCGCACTGTTCGCATGGTGGCGCTGAAAGAGCACGGCAGGGCCTGCCAGTGCTGCGGCGCAGTTCCAGGCATGGCGGACGCCGCCGGCAACCCCGTTCGCCTCTGCGTCGATCACATCAAGCCGCTTTCGAAATTCTGGCATCTCCGCCTTGAGCCCTCAAACCTGCAGATCCTTTGCGATGAATGCAATCAGGGCAAAGGCAATTGGGACCAGACCGACTTTCGCAAGCCCGCTGCTCCCGATGAATGGGTTGTCGATGACGACGGTGTTTCCGACGCCATCCTTGCGCAACTGACCGATCGCACGACCGGGAGGCTTCAATGACCCTCCCCATCGAATACAGCACTACGGCAAAAGAGGTTGCGGGATGAGCGACAGACACACAGCCGAGACGGTCGTTACCGAGCAAGAGAAGGGCGCATCTGCTCATCGCATCGCCAGAGAATATTTTGACTGCGGTAACTGGCACGTAGCGACCTTCTTCCAAAACATTTCGGCCATGCACTACGAGCGTGACCGAATGAACCGAGGTGCAGCATGAGCGACGGAGCAAACGACGCCCTGCGGTCCTACATCCGCGCCGGAATGCCGCTTGACCGGACGGTCGGCAAGGCTTGCCCGCACTGCGGACGGTGGAGCTACACGAGAAACCAGTGTCATCCAAAGCAAAACCTTTTTTGTGCAGGTGCAAGCAGCATGACCACCTACCAACCCAAGCAGAAGCGTGAGGGGGACGCGGCATGAGCAAGATCCGCACTATCCCATCGCTCCCATGGTCTGAGAGACCGGAATACTGCCCATGCATAGACGATGAAACTCATCCGGTATGCCCCGCATGTCCGGCGACCGTCGCAGGAAACGACCCGGTCAACGGGGTATGCCAAGCTCGTCGGTCCGGTCGGCCTCCATACCCTTTGGTCGAAATCATCCTCGTCCGCCGTGACCTCACCACTCCCAACACCACCCTAGACGAGCAGGAGAGGGCAGCATGACCACCATCCCCGAAGACGTAATGCAGAAAGCCGAGGAAGCATACACGGCATCTCTCCACGACAGCATGGCCGGCAAGCCGAATTTTCTGAAGCACGTCTCCCTCGCCATTTTGGCGGAGCGTGAGCGGTGCATTGCAATCGCTGAAAGGCACTCTCCGGCTTTTCAGGACATGGAATACACCGCCGTTCAGGAAACGTGCCGGAGCATTGCAGATGAGATCGCCAACTCCGAAGGAGCCTACCATGACTGACACCTCTCTCAAGATCGAGCCCACCCCTGACGGCATCACCATCTCCCAAGACTGCCCGTCGCCTGAGTGGGCGATCACCGGCACCGGCGGACGCACTGACGTTGTCTTCATCGCCAACGCTGACATTCCCGCCGTCCTCCGCGACTTTCAAAGGCGAATGAATGAAATCGAAGAGAGGGACTCACTGTGACCTACATTTTCGCCTCCGTCGCCGCTCTGGCCTTCGCATCGGCCCTCGGCAAGCTCCTCAAGCGCAATCTCGAACTCAACTATCCGTCCGTCGACCACGAAGGAGAGGTTGAAGATTTCCTCGCCTCTCGTCTCGAACGTGAATTTTCCCACCCCGGCAGCCTCTCACCCCTCCTGATTGATGGCTAGCGGGCGCTGGCGTCGTCGACCTCCCGCGATGACGCCAGCATCATTTGCATTCTTGGCAGCGAAAAACGCGCCACGATTTTAACTGCCAGCTCGCCGATGGAAACAGGAACATCGTCATCGGGCGAGCTGGCTTCCTCAGAGCCAATCGGGCGGCGGTAGGCTCTGATCTGAATTACTGAACCCAGCGGCGGACGCTTGGGCAACGACGATGCCGGAACGCCGGCAAGCATTTTGGCATCGTCGTCTTTGTTTTGAGTGCTGTGCATTGAGCAACTCCCTTTGAACAAGGAGATCAATCGCACAGGAGTTTTCGGAAATGCCCAAAAAGGCTTCGGAGAAATCAGAAATGTCTACCGTTGAGTTCTTTTGCCAAAAAACATTGAAGGCGGAAATCGCGCCGCCCAGCCTCGGCAGCGTCCAAGAGCGCATCAGACATGCAGCTCGGGAACTCCGGTGGTCTTATACCCGCACCAAGGACGCTTGGTATGCGGACCCGAGAATTTCTATCAGTCCCGAGGAGCTGTTCCGTGTCGAGGCGGTGAGCGGCTTGAAATACGCACGAGAGGAGATGCGGACCAATGATGCAGCAATCGAACGAGCCACCGCTCTCCTTGGTGGCGAGGATACGCATCTCATTCGCACGGTGGTTACTGCGGTCTTCGCGGCGCTGGGCCTATCGAATAGCACCCGAGCTTAAGGAGGATGAATGATGACGGATCAACTCTCCTCCCAATATCGGTATGACCCCGCGACAGGGCTTCTCTTCAAGAAGCATAAGCGCGGTGGCGAGCATGAAGTAGGTTCTAGGAACGTGTCGACACGATATCTCGAGTTGATTTTCGAGGGCAAGAAATATCAAGCGCACCGTGTTGCGTGGCTGCTTCAGACCGGATCTTGGCCGAAAGGCTTCATCGATCACATCAATGGCGTTCGGGACGACAACCGCATTGAAAACTTGCGGGACGTGTCCAGCCGAGAAAACCAGATGAACTCCAAGATGAATTCCAGAAACACATCTGGTGTGGTTGGTGTCGTGTGGCGAGGGAAGACCGGCACATGGGAAGCTTCCATCAAAGTTTTCGGGAAGCGGATCCATCTCGGAAATTTCTCTGACATTGGCCACGCCGCCGCCGCGAGGAAAGATGCTGAGCGCGCACACGGCTTCCACCCCAACCATGGGAGAGCGGCATGAAAGTCAGATGGCTGAGCTTGTCTCGTCGGATGAAAATCGCGGCGTGGCTTAGGAACAAGGGCGCCTCATGGGCCGAATGGATTTGCCCAGAGCTGAAGGACGGCGAGGAATGAACGCTCTCGAACTCTTCAGATCCGGGAAAGACTACCACCAAATATCAGAGATCCTCAAGCTTCCAGTTCCCCAGGTGGAGCGCGCTGTCCACGCCCTCAGAAGCGCCGAGAAGGGCGACACGTCTCTGCAGGAATACCGAGACCACCTACGCCTGAAGGATGAGCACAGGATAGCGCTCAAGCGGCGGCGCGTGATGACCATGTCCTGCCGGCGGGAGCCGATCGCCTATGCCGGCCGGGAGGCGCGCTGATGACCAGACTGGAACTCCCGTTTCCCTTGCCCGTCTCCGCCTGCTTCGAGAACATCCCGAAGATCGGCCGCCGCGCATCCGCTCGTTACCGTGAGTGGACCAACGAAGCCCTCTGGATGATCAAGGCCCAGAAGCCGCAGAAGTTTGCCGGTGAGGTCTCGATATCGATCGGCCTGGTGGCGCCCGACAAGCGCGCTCGCGATGCGGATAATACCTTGAAGGGAATTTGCGATGTGCTCGTCAAGGGCGGGGTCATCAAAGACGATTCGAATAAATACGTCCGCCGCATCACGGTTCAGTGGGTAGCGGCCGGCGCGCCCTGCGTGGTGCTTATCAATGACTTCGAAGGATCTGCAGCATGATCAAGCCTGAGCAATTTGTCTACATCATGGGTCACCTTTCGAGCGATTACCATATCACCGGGCCATCAAAGATAGGGATTTCGGGAGACCCGCACCGACGCCTTAAGCAAGTGCAGGCTGAACGTGTCCCCAGAATAGTTCTGGTTTGCCAATTCGGGTTTCCGACTAGGGAACAGGCGAGGGCGGTAGAGAAGGAATTCCACCGCAACTGTGATGGGTTTCGGGTGACTGGCGAGTGGTTCGACATGTCACCGTCTGACGCCGTCGCCATCATGACGAAGAACCTCACAGATTTCGTCGAGCAGGTCGTCAAGCCATCAGATGTTGCGGAGCTTTACACGGCTTATGACCAGGTGAGGCTCCCTGGCTTTCAATATCTCAATCAGATCGAAGATTTCGAATACGGAGCGTTCAAGCAATGAACTCATTCGATGATTTCTGGCGCGAATATCCGCGCAAGGTTTCCAAGAAGGACGCCCGCAAGGCGTGGGAAAGAGCCGTCAAGCTCGAATTGCCGGCCGTCATCATTATGGGACTGAAACGCCAGATCCCATTCCTCGAAAGCCGCCCGCTGGAGTTCAGGCCACACGCCGCGACCTGGCTGAACGGCGAACGGTGGGAGGACGAGGTCCAGGCACCGGCGGCACAGCGAAAGCCGAAAAGCGAGTTCATGCAGCATCAGGACGACGTGCAGCGAGAATTGGACAAGGCACTAGGACGGAAACGAGATGACGAATTTACCGGCAACACTCTCGACCTTGAAACAGGAAATTGGCGCGCTCACTGACAAGCTGGCGCCGGCCCGTCCTGACTTCATCGCCGAATGCCTCGATAAGCTCAAGTCTGGCGGCATGATGGTTCCCAAGGGGATCGCGCCGGCCGAATTCGTGCGGGAATACACGATCGCCCTCGGCGGCGTTCCTGGCTATGGCCTGGCAATCGCAGTCACAAAACTGAAGCGTGGCGAATACCCAGACGTGAAGCCGGAGTTCATGCCGGTCCCTGCCATGCTTGCGGCGATCGCGCGCCTTGAGACGAAGGCCGTCCGCGACGATCTGGTCCGGCTCCGCGAGAAGGAGGCAACGCTTGCTGAGGCCGCCAAGCCTCGTGAGAAGACCAGCGAAGAGCAGATGGAGCGCATTCGCCAGCTTCACGCCCAGTTCAAGGCCGCACACGCCGAATCCAAGGCAGGCGAGCGCTTCAGCCCGATCCCCGCCGACATGACGCCGGAGCAGCTGGAATACTGGGCTCAGATCCAAGCAATACGAGACTCCCCGTCAATCACTGAAGAGCAACACGCGCTGCGCCGCAAGATCGCGTCATCCATCGCTAGCGCATCATCACAGGACGACAGCAAGGAGGCCGCAGAGTGAGAATATTCGTAGACTGTGAGTTCAACGGCTTCGGCGGCGATCTCGTCTCGATGGCCCTCGTTCCCGAAGATGAGAACATCCATCCTTGGTACGAGGTGGTCAACCTACCAGAGGGACAGCGCTATGTCTGGGACCGGTGGGTTTGGGATAACGTCATCCCTGTCGTCGGCAAGAAGGCCATCAGCCCCGATCGGTTCCGAGCGTCCTTCCTGCAATACATCCAAACGTTCAATGACCCGATTATCTGCGCCGACTGGTACACGGACCTCGTTCACTTCTTCAACATGTTCGCTGGCGAAGACCACAGCCAGAGCATCGGCTTTGCCTGCCGCGCCGAACTGGTGCTGATCGACAATTATCAAAGCGAAACGCCACACAACGCGCTTTCAGATGCCTTGGCAATCCGTCGCGCGTGGCTTGGGCTACAGGAGGCTGCGGAATAGCTGAGACAAATGGTGACAAGTAGTTCAAATCATTATATAATCATCGAGATTGGTGAGCGCGCGAACGCCCTCCAATCTCTAACCACACGGAAGCACTGGAGGCTCCACATGGCTAACCCCCGTTTATGCTCGATTCCAGATTGCGGCAAGCCTCATAAAGGCCAAGGCTACTGCAAATTGCATTACGCGCGCCTTTGTAGGCACGGCGACCCGTTTGGAGGAAGGACGCCGAACGGCGAGCCACTGCGCTTCATCAACGAAGTAGCCATGACCCATACGGGCGGCGAATGCTTGACTTGGCCGTATGCGAATAAAGGTAGCGGCTACGGAAATCTGTGGATTGATGGCAAAGTCGTCGTTGTCTCCCGATACATCTGCGAACTCGCGCACGGCGCTCCACCCACTCCTGAGCATGAGGCCGCGCACAATTGCGGTAAGGGCCACGACGCCTGCATCGCACCCGGTCATCTGGAATGGAAGACGCCAGCCGAGAACCAAGCGGACAGGTTGATCCACGGCACGCACAGCCGAGGAAAGCGGTGTGGAAAGGCCAAACTCGAAGAGGTCGCAGCATGAACATGCATATCGGCACATTGCAGGAGCAGCACGATAGCTGGAAGGCGGCAAGAGAGCGGCTTTTCGGCGTCAAGAAGGTAGAGATCAGCACAAAGCCGGTCATCCATATTGTCGAAGACCTTCCGCCGCCGCCTCCACCGGCAGAGCCCGAATGGAGAAGCAGGGATGTTCACTTCGACGAACACGTGCTCGCATGGCGTTCGCTTATAGCCAAGCTCCTGCGTGAGTACATCGTTTCGATGCCGATGGACAAAAGATCGGCCAAGGAAATCATCATGGAAGTCCTTGAGATGTTCCCCGGTGTGAATTTCCGGGAAGTGCAGGGACCAGCTCGCAATCGCAAGGTCGTCAGGGCGCGGCAGGTGGCCATGTTCGAAGTTGCCAAGCAGCGGCCGGATCTTTCAACCCCGGTCATCGGCTCCATATTCGGCGACCGCGATCACACGACCGTCCTTCACGCAATCCATAAGATCAGGGCCATGAAGGATGCCGGCGATAGCCTTTACCTGAAGAGCGAAAACTTCTGAAATTCATAGCGAGGACCAAGCACCATGGGCGGCAAATCCACTAAGCTGAAGGTAAAGCGGACCAACAACGGCGCCGGCCGTCCCCGGAAGGAAGGCGAGCGTTATCCGAGCGGGGACATCAAGCGCAGTGAGACGGCGCGGGAGGCGATGAGCGTGGCCATCGAGGCAAGGCGGCGCATCGACGGATGGAGCGACAAGGTGACTGACGAGACGGTCAAGAGCCCATTCGCAGGCTATACCCTCGGCCGTATGTTCCTCGACGGCAGGATCACCGAAGACCAGCGCAAGGCCGGCGATGAATACGCCGAGATCATCAGCCGCTATCACCGTCTCACCGGCATCCCGTTCCCGAGCGCCAGGGCGCAATCGCTCTTCAGCGTCAAGGGCCATGATGGCGAGCAGTCGGAGAGCGTCACCACGCGCGCCCGCAACGCCAGCAACGCGATGATGGAGGCGATCGGCATCCTCTTGCGCCTAGATGACGGCCCGCAGGTTCGCGCCCTCGTTCATAACTTGGCAGTGATGGATTACGAACACCTTCGAAGCATGGGACCTCAGCAGATCCTCTGGTTGCGCAGGGGATTAACGGCCTTGGGCAATCGCAAGCAGTTGCCAACGCATACCAAATCAGTTAATTGTGTTGGTAAATCACATACTGAGATTTTCGCCTCCAGATGAGGCAACGCAGATCGGGCGGCGGCAATGGCGGTCGAACCAAGGCAGGACGCCTTCAGGTCTTGGTGAATTGGTTAAACAGCGGTGGAAATCCACGTAGGCCGCTACCCTTCGGGGCCGATTATGGTGCGCCCGTACCCATCACCACCATCCCATAGCCCTCGGAGATCGAGATGAGCGAAGACTTGCACGATAGAGCTGGGCCGCGTGTCTCAGCGGAAATGCCGCGTTACCAGTCTCATAAGAGAGCGTGGGCCCTGAAGATCAAGGAGATCCGGCAGGCTCCAGCCGATCAAGAGCGACTCAATGCCGGCGGCGATTGGTACATTGTGCCGGAGGAGAAGTTTTCGCCTATTCTGGTCGGGCATGATGATTTCATCGTTCGCCATAAGCCCGAAGTTGGCGGCTACTACGTTGTCTACGATGACGGGTACAAGAGCTATTCGCCGGCAGAGCCGTTCGAAGCCGGATACACGCGTATAGCGCGGCTCTGAACCATCCCATAGCCCGACTGGCCAGAACTGAATTTGGTGAGGGGTATCCAGCCGTCGAACCTTTCATGAGGGCGCTGGAGTAAACAGCACGTAGCGGCCCGCCAGTTCCAGACGTTTCAGGAGATCAGCATGACGCTCGCAGAGTTCAAAGCCTGGTTTGAAGGCTTCACCGAAGGCATGGAAGCCGCGCCGGATGAAAAGCAGTGGGAGCGCATCAAGGCTCGCGTGAAGGAGATCAACGGCGTCGCCGTCACCAAGACCGTGTTTGTCGACCACTACGTCGAGCCGTATCGCCGCTATTGGCCAAATGTGCCTTACTGGTCTGGCCAGGCCTTCAGCAGCAATACCGCCATGCTGGACCTCGGTAAAGCCGAGTACCGCGCGGCCCTGAACAACTGACACCATCCCATAGCCCGTCGCTCACAGTGGCGGTATACCATTTCAGTTGTCACGTCTGCGCTGAGGCTCACGCCAACGCGAAGATCAGCCCACCTCCAGAATAATCCCTGGCGGTGGGCTTTCATTTGGAGACAATCATGCATCTCCTCCTCACCTCCCACTGGCACTGCCGCATAGGCAGAATACGCCTGAAACCCGGCGCCAAGCTGGTGTGTGACGACCCCTGCATATTCTAGGAGACTGACATGGCTTGGTTTGTTCAGGCTCTTCAGAAGAGGACGGACGACGGCAAGCCTGCCGGGATCTGGCATCTTTGCGCGAGCAGTGACGAGGGCGGCGGGTTCTACCCTGGCTGCGACCACGATCATCATTCTCCGGAAGAGGCCGAGGCCTGCAGGGACGCAAAGGTTGCAGTCGGTGCGGTGACTGGCTTTCCCTATGAGCCCAAGAAGATCAAGGTCAACGGCGTCGAGCACGAACTTGACGGCAGACTGGTCAGCCACGAACAGATTTGCGATCTCGCCAAGCAGCCCGCATATGCGAGCGTCACGTACGAAGGTCTGCGGCACGATGATGTGCAGCGATCTGGCATTATGTACCCGGGCAAGATGGTCAAGCTCGAAGACGGCATGATCTTCGATTGCGTCGCCACGGGCAGCGCATGACCTTCTGGCAGCGCTACGGCCGCGGCATAATCTGGCTCGCCATCGTGATCGGTGCGATTGGCCTTGCGGCTTATCTCTCATCCTGTGCAGCACCGCGGTATCAGCCGCCATGCACCGATTGTTGGCTTGCACTTCCAAGAGGCTAAATTATGGGTGTAAAGCGCAGAGACACGCTTGAGCGTATTCTTGAGAAGGTCGTCACCAACCCGACAACCGGGTGTGAAGAATGGACCGGCCTGACAAATCCTAAGGGCTACGGTATAATAAACGCTGGCAAGACGGTCAGAACGCACAGGATGAGGTACATCCTAGAGCGGGGCGACCCAGGAGATCTAATCCTCCGTCACACATGTGACAATCCTCGCTGCTGCAATCTCAATCATCTTATCCCCGGCACGAGAGCCGACAACAACAAAGATATGGTTGAGCGCGGAAGGCATGGGCGTTCATCTCTCCCAGGCGAGCGCAACCCGGCCGCAAAGCTTACGCAGGAGCAGGTTTTGGACATCCGCGCTGATCGGCGCTCGACAGTTGAGCTTGCTAAGGTCTACGGCGTCTCACAAAGCCTCATGTCGATGATTAAGTCACGGCAGGTTTGGAAGCACATTTAGGCAATTGGCAGAAAATTGATCCGCCGGCCCGCGCCCTAAACGGAAATAATATTCCAACGAAGGAGAGAATATCGTGGTCGAGTCGCTCATA